GTGGGTGCTGGTGCTGGTGCTGGTGCTGGTGCTGGTGCTGGTGCCAAGGCTGGCGTTTCGCTAGTCGTCACGGTAGCGGTAGCGGTGTTTGAATCGGCTGATTTGCGCGGCATGTGGATATACATAATATACAAAGATGACTTAAAGTTGTTTTTTGTATATTATGGTTTTGACGATGAATCGTGAAAATGGAGTATAAATACTATAGTATAAATACTATATATACTATATATACTATATATACATAAAATGTTGTTGCGTGTTATTTTGATTGCTTCGCTTTTATGGAATAGTAGCGTCGCAGCACTTCCGAATCTCTCACCATTAGACTGTGGAAATGGCATTTATTGTTCGATTGGACAGACATGTATGAGTAATACAACTGGTGCCGGTTTATTATATGCATGCTCACCGATTTCCAACGCGGTCAGATGTATGGATGCTCGATTTTCATGCCCTCCTTCTTATCGGTGTATCGAAAATTCGCAATGTGCCGCTGCCGCATCGAATAACGTTCGTGATAATAATAATAATAATCCTGAGGCGGTAATCGACGGAATTGTGAATGTCGATGCTCATCATGTCGCCGAAGAACGCGATTTTGGTTCAGGAATACAGCCGACATCATTAAGCATTTGCGGACCGATTACAACGATATTTCGACTACCGAATTTTTGTTCATGTAATAATGTGCGTTTTGGTAGTCAGCTGACTTGCTCCATCGGCCTTCAGAACTACATCTCGATTGGGGCGTCTGCACAGATTCTTCCTTGTGCGTCACCAGCGAGTTTTGGATATAGAGCATGGGCGTCGCTTTTAGGCGTTGGTGCGGGGATTGGACAAACGTGGGTTGCACAATTTACGCTACGCAGAGCGATACCTGGTGCGTCATTTGATGTAGGTGTCGCGAATGCTGGTGCACAGGTTGAACTAAACGGTGACATTAGTCGATTTATTCTTTCTACTAGACTCGCGATCGGTGCTTGTGCGAGCATTGGAGTCGGGCCGTTTTCAAGGGAAATATGTAATCCGTCGATGTTACGATGGTTGCCGGTTACTGTTATTAACGGCCCTCGATTTGATTTCAGTCGGTTCTGCTAATCGGGGTTTCGATGTCACGAAAAACAGTTGGTTCAATCAATAATAATATGATTACTATTCATGTATTATAATCATATCATTCGATTCGATTCGATTCGATTCGATTCGAATCCATTCGATTCCATTACATTCCATTACGTTCCATTACATTACATCGGTCTTATCATTGTAGGTGATAGAGATGCCGAATAGCGGGATGGGTCATGGTTCGGTTGAATAGGAAAGGTTGCCGGCATTGACACGAACGACTTCGGCTTCGGCTTCGGTGCTGAGCAACAATTAAAGTTCGTCGTATTCCCGTTGAACGCGTTAATATTCAGCGAGAACTTCGCATAAGGAGCGACGGAAAAAGCGGGATTCAAAGACATTTTATGATATAATATGATATTTTGTTTTATGTCATTTTATGACTCGCATAAAATTGAAATCTTATTTTTGATTGTATGATAGTCACTACGACACCTGATACAGATGAACCTCTTCATTCTCTCACTCGACCCCGCTAAAATTGCGGAATACATGATGGATAAACACATCGCTAAAATCATTCTTGAGGCGGTTCAAATGTTATGCACAACCCAGCGTCTCCTTACCGCCGGAATCAACGAATGCTGCGACCCATGTGTCTATAAAATCGCACACAAGAATCACCCAGTTACGATTTGGTGCCGTGCTTCACAAGCCAACTTCATCTGGACACTCGACCTTATCGACGCGATGCATGCAGAATGGAAATACAGATACGGGCATCCAGCACACAAAGAACACAAATCATACAGCGTGGCTAAATATTTACGCCGTAATGTGCCACCAGCAGGGGCGTTCGAAAAAGTTCATGTCGCCGGAATCATGACCCCTTTCGCGCTTGCGATGCCCGATGAATTCAAGGTTCGTTCCAGCGAACCCACGTGTCGAACCGGAACGAGTCACGGTGCAGATATCTATGACGCAGTTGCCTCCTACCGGAGTTATTATTTGTCCGCCCCGAAGCGCCGCATCGCAAAATGGGGAAAACGGCGCGATATGCCGTTGTGGTATGCTCGCGGGTTGCGGAAAGTGGATGGTCGGCCTGCGCCAAAACTCGTTGTAAAAAACATAAACAGGCCGTTGTAATATAAAAATAGGTAAGAACATAACCATTTTTTATGTCCATTCTTATTTGTGGAGCTTCTAGTTCGGTCGGTCGCGATCTTTGTGATTTACTCGACCGAGAGAATATTCGTTATGACGGCACATATTATCGATGTCGCGAACGTGACCCCGCATTCTGCGACCGCGATAACATGTTTCAGGTTGATTTCACAAACCAAGAAGAAGTAAGCGCATTTTTTACTGCGAATAAGTCTCGGTGGCGGGTTTGTGTATTTCTAGTTGCCGAGAGAAATATCGATACGTGCGAGCGGAGCTGGGATACCGCCATACATATGAACGTGAATGCCGTAGATTATATGTCGGCTCTTTGTGCCAAAGAGGGTATCTATTTTATTCATTTATCAACGGATTATGTGTTTGATGGGACGATTCAGCCGTCATTCCCGACGTCGATTGTAAATCCAATCCAGAATTATGGCATGAGTAAATTGTTGTCCGAGTTGCGGGTTCAACGAAATTATACACAAGCGATTACGCTGGCGTCATGTCTCTCGGACATCGGTTGCACTGCACCAAATTATTGTATTATTCGGACACCAACATTATACACTAGCCGTCCTTCTTCACCGTTACATACAAATCCGCTGATGAAACTGGCGAGACATGTCATGGATCTTCGGCAGGGTGCGTGCGTCGGTGTCGGTAATCGCGAAGTTCAACGCCCGCTTTATATTCCCGACCTTTGTATATTTATTCGCGTGATTGCGATGGTTGCGATAGATAGTTTGACTGGGGTCAGCAGCATCCAAAGTAGTAGTGGTGCCACCCCCCCCAAATTCAGTGGAATCTATCACTTTTACAACCCCGATAATTGTTTGACGAAGTATGAAATCACAAAGTCATTCGCGAAGTATATGAATCTCTCTTGTTTACATATCGTTTCTAGCGGTGGCTCTGATACCGCTTCAGATGCGAAGGACGTGTCGAGAATAATGCCACATGACCCGCAACTATTCGATACCCGATTCAATATTCGCAATTATTTTACACATTCGTTCGATGAAACGATTCCGCATGTATTCTCTCGATTCAAGCATCCGATGATTGGAAGCAGTAGCAGCAGGAGCAGAAGCGGAGGCGGCAACGGCAGTGCTTCGACCTATTTTCTTTTATTTGACCTCGATGGCACACTCGTTCATACATCTTATGCACATTATCGCAGTTATTTGGAGGTTTTTCGTAATCGCGGATTGTCATTCATGTCCTATTCAAAGTGGAAAACCTACATTTGTTATAAGGATGTCCATACATTTTTAGAAGAGGCCGCTGCACATATTGCCGAGAATGATTATATTCAAACTGAGAGAATTCTCTCGGATATACGAAATGAAAAGCTGGAGGCATTCAAAATTTACGCACCATTATATGTTACACCTACGAAGAATGCGGTGGATATGTTGCGTTGGATTGAAAAACACTCCGATACGACCAACGCGGTCATTGTAGCGAATTGCTCGCAAGAGACCGCTGATATTATTTTATCGGTTGTTCCTGAGTTGAAAATGATTACAAATTGGTGTCTTCGAGAGAATGACATGCATGCGGCCGCGACCACGACCACGACCCCCAAAAAGGATATTTATCACCGAGCCAAATCCATGTATTACAACGAAGAACAGTATATCATCGGTTTTGAAAATACGTATGTTGGTTATCAGTCCATAACGAACATTACACCGATTGTATATTATTACATCGATGAAAATGAGGAAACGAGTAATAGTTCCGAGAGAATTGACGCGTTTCTTTTCAACGATTATCGGAGTGTTTATGAAACGACGATGACGACGATGACGACGATGACGACGAATGAGTAAGCGTTAGAACACCCCGATATTTAGTGTAAGTTATATGTAATTCACTTCGCGGAATGAAAAAAATCGAGATTCAAGGCAAGCGGAATCAAGACAAAATGAAACAGATGGATGACCCTGACGCCACAATCGAGAGAAAGATGTCAGCCAAACAAGCAAAAGTAATACCCGATGAGTTTTATACGATGGACCAATCTCTCACTTTAGACATCTTGAAAGGTCATGTGGCGAATATATCGGTAGGAATAGGACATTCCGCCTCCTCTACCGCTGCCACATGTTCAACCGACCAAGTTTTATCTATGATACTTCGAGAGATCGATGGCAAGCGTAAAGCGTATATTTATCAGGATAAACATCATAATATATATGACCCGCGTTATACGGTGACAACGAATCGAATCGTGGAATTGTTGGTTAATGCTGAACTTGTATGTCACTATTGTCGAGAGATTTGTCAGGTGACGTATAAAGAAGCGATGTGTAGGCGTCAATGGACGCTCGACCGTATCGATAATAATTATGGGCACAACGATGCGAATGTCGTGATTGCGTGTTTGGATTGTAATTTGAAACGAGGAACGATGGATGCGGAGAGATTTAGAATGGGAAAGCAATTTACGTTTCGGAAAATGGAATAATATTCTATTGGATATATAGTAGTCATGACCAATAGAATATCAAGAAAATGCCAATATCTGCGTAAAAAGAACGGTAGCAAACGACGGTGTCGGCGGAATAAAAGTGTGAAATACCGATTCACGACAAAAAGAAAAATGAATAAGATGAAAGGTGGTGCTTTGACATGGGATTGTAAATGTGAGAATCCGGACAAAACAGAGAATAATTATACATACTCACACCCCCCATTGAAATCTGCTTTTACTTCACATATGCGAGAGCATCGTCTATCTCCGGAAGAATTAGAACTACGGCAAGAAATGTGGGAACAAATTCGTGCTAAAAATTCCTATTTGAGAACGAAACTTCCTGCTTCAGATAATTTATCATTAAAAACGGATATCGCAACAAGACTAGCAGCAAGTCGCGCAAGGAGACCAAACCCTTTAAATGTTGATGATGAACTATCACGACCAACACCACATTCATATCGGCGTCCTCCTCCACCTCCTGAAAAGGTACGCTCATTATTAGGCGACAATATGATTAGAGTAAATGAAAAAGGTAAATATCAGGTTGATTCCAGAGAACAAATACCTTATGGGTTTATAGATGAGGACGAGATAATTAATATTAATGGAGAGAAAGCAAGTATGTTAAACATAATGAAGCTATTCAATTATGAAAAAGGTAATAGTGTTACTGTAGATGTTATGAATAATACAGGTGGAACAAACCCACAAGGATTAAGAACAATTAGTATACAATATTAGTAATAGAAAATAATATTACTATATAGTAATGAAAAATATAACAAAACAAAACCGCAGACGGAGCCGTGTTTTTAGACACAAAACTCGTTCTCGAACCCGAACCCGAACCCGAACCCAAACCCGTAATTCTAAAAAAACTAACCTGCGTAAAAAGAACAAGTCTAGACGTGGTAGTTATACAAAAAAGCGGAAGGTTATGGTGGGAGGTGCCCTCTTGACTCCGTATGAGTGGACACAACTCTCACAAGAACAGAAACAAAATATAATTAATAGTATCGAAGATATCAACTATTTAAATACTTATTCGAACTATGAAGAAGACCCGAATAATACAGATGAAACTATAGGTAATAGTATAGTTGAACGGATTAATATATTACAGCAATCTTCAAGTGCGTCGCCACCGCCACCGCCACCGCCACCTCAGTCTTATCCTCCACAGCAGCCTCCTCCTCAGGAGCCTCCACAGCAGCCTCCACCGCCACCTCAGTCTTATCCTCCACAGCAGCCTCCTCCTCAGGAGCCTCCACAGCAGCCTCCTCCTCCACCTCAGTCTTATCCTCCACAGCAGCCTCCTCCTCAGGAGCCTCCACAGCAGCCTCCTCCTCCACCCGAGTTAATTGAAATTCATGAGATTCCGATTGAAGAAGAACCGATAAAAGAAAACCAATTTACTCCTACAATTTCTAGAAGGGTGAATTGTGACTGTAAACGTAGGCCAAAGTCATCGAGAGCACAAGTGCCAGAGTCTACCAAAAATTCTTCAGGGTTTGGATGGTTTAGCAGAAACAAGAAAAACAAGGTTAACCCGGCTTAGTATAACCATTTGGAATATCTCACGCATACAATTTACTATCTTCGACATTCCGCGTCACCTCCTTGATGAATTTATCTGCATCAAGCAATTCGTTGATATTCTCCGACCAAGAGCGACGATATCGAAAGAGGAAGCCCACCAGCCCCGCCATCGTTATCGTTTTCTTTTGGATATGTTCATAAAACCGGTCAAAGTCACAGTCGATTTCTTCCGGTGTCATTTCCTCCTTCCGCATCATATCGCGAAACAAATGCTTGACATCCACCTTCTTCGGGTAGTTCATATGAATAATCATATCTGTCCGTCCCTGACGCAGCAACGCATGATCCAAATTCTCTGGATGGTTCGTTGTAATGAACGAAATGAGACCTTTCCTCGAAAATACACCGTCTAACAAGTTCAAAAGATGACTGAATGTGAATTGGCTCTTGTTTTCGGTGGAACTCGTGCGTTTCTCGAAAAGACAGTCGATGTCCTCAAAGAGCAAGACCGACTTCGGCGGAATATCGCGGAACGCTGCGAGAGCAGTATTATTATCCACATCATGGTTTATCGAGAATATACACAGGCTATATCCAATCTCTCGACACATCGCTTTAATAATACTCGTCTTTCCACTCCCTGGAATACCCGTGAGCAGATAATTCTTCTTATACGGAATCCCGAATTCGTCATACTCCTTCTCCTTCGTTAAGAATTCTTTAATATCAGAACGGAATTTCTGTTTTAATTTCTCATCGAAATAAACAGTGTCTAGTGTGCGTGATGGGATTTTGTTATAACGCATCCACTCGCCATATTTCGACATTACGAACACATGAAGTTTTGAGTCGTCTTGTTCGTTGTTTTCGAGAAAGTTGTCGCTTTCGCGGTAGAAATGGTGGAAGAGTTCTGGGGAATCTGTGATAATCGTCATCGATTCGAACTTCTCTGCGCCATCATGACATCCAACCGTCGTCTCTTCTTGGCGGTATGAGATTCGGAACTCGGTTGTTCGTGCTTCATCGGTCTTCGTCGCCGGCACAATATATGTATATTTGTATTCACCGTATCCCATCTGTGCGTAGCAGAAATCATCCTTGTCATATTTGTAAGGGCGACGGCGGAGCTTGATGGGGGTCGGTTGCTGTGCGGCGGGGGGCACGTCGGTGTTCGCGTCGGGCAAATACACCAAATTATGTATCGTGTGATAGACGTAGAGCAACATTTGATTGATGATGGAAGAATTCTCGGTATAATATTTATACTGTCCTACAGGCATTTTCTTCAAGTCGATAACCAGTTTCATGGGTGGGTGGTCGGCTCCGATATCGCTGTCAGTATCGCTTAATTCGTGGTTTTTTAGATATTGTTGTTCATCGCCGCTTTTAGGAGACTCGGAATTGGCACGTTCGAGAGACATCGTAATGGATTCGTTATGTATATCATACGAAAAGTGTTTATATCATATCTAAATAAATGCAGACAAAATACACCGAATGAAATCGGGCAAAAACCGAATGAAATCGGGCAAAAACCGAATGAAATCGGTTTAAATACTAACCCTCTATGTTTATTACACGAAGTTCTTCACACACACGCAGATATAATAATGTTGGCTTGTCAGCACCCTCCAAAGCATACGCCCACGATGACGCCGCCACCGACGATGCCTCTCGCCCATGGAACCAGTATCTACAATACACAAAATGATCTCCTCCTTCATAAAGTCCTCCGATTCTACCATGAAAACGGCGGCGAAAACATGGAGAAAATGCTCGCCGTCATCAACGGAACCACGAATATATCTCTCCGTATTATGGACTGGTTTGTTACGAATTATTCGAAAAAGCATTATACGGTATATGACCTCGAAGGCAGCGGAACACCCCCGAAACGATTCAAGGTTTATGTTGATTATAAGTTGAAGCTTCGAGCATATTCGAAGAAACGTTTCGACCCTTTCTGTCGGTGGGAACGAATCAACGTGCCGCATATGAGTGGAACTACCTATATTCAAACCACGCTAGGCCAACTGAATTTCTTCAAATGGGCGATTGAAAATCAGGTGCTTCGGTATATCCACGAGAATTATTCAGTGATTGAGTCGGATATGAATATTCGGAATAATACATCGCGTAAGATGGCCAAGTCGCATCATACATCAGCGGCCACCGTGGATGGATGCGAAATAACGGTTGATGCCGCACCTAGCACAGATTCGCAAACGGTTATAATGACAAAACCGAAAAACCGTAAGAAACGCGAAGAGTTATCATCCTCCGCAACCAAAAGCATTAAGAAAGAATTCGTGGATATTGTTATTACATTTGATTGATTCGGTGCGAGTCCTCCGTAAATTAGATAAAAACAAATAATATTGTTAGTATAACTAAGAACATTATTTATTGTATTGATTCTAAAAATGGGCAACCAAGTAAGTCTCGTTCCAAAAGTGAGCTATGAAGATATCCAAATGGTCGTATATCGGAACTCACATGTCCAACATTCTACACTACTCATCAATACGCTACCTCCAAGTCTACAACACTGCCTTATAAAAACTACACTCGATATTCGTTTCGAAGAACGTGTTATAAATGCCATCATACATAAAAGCCCCGATATTATGATTATTGTCTATGGAAAGAATTCAAATGATATTACGATATTACACAAATACGACCAGCTGGTGAAACTCGGATTTACGAATGTTCATATTTACACAGGCGGTATATTTGAATGGATGCTTCTTCATGAAATCTATGGGAAGGACCTTTTCAAAATAACGAAATATGAAATCGATATTCTGCGGTATCGTCCGAAGTCGGTATTGTTGGCTGCAATGACGGGGGGCGGTGGTGGTGGTGGTGGTGGTGGTGTTTTTATCGAAAACGGATGCGGGGTTGGCGGCGGCGTCGGGGGCGAAATGCGATATCCGAGAGATTTTAATAATGAAGATATTGATAACAATGATGATGAAGTTCGTATTCACATTTCAGATGAAATAAATAATCGTGATGGTGTAATGGGTGGCGGTGGTGGCAATGGAATCATCGCAAATGGAATAAAATGGTTGTTTGGAACGTAGCAAATAATATAAACGATAACATGAATGAATAATATATATACATTCATCGCACATCCACTACTACAAATGAAAGTCTTCGTTCTTCATTACGCCAAACTCACCGAACGTAAGCACGACATTATAGGGCAGTTCGAGAGACACGGTATTACCGACTATGAATTCATCGAAAAGTTCGACAAAGACCTCATTACCGATGACGAATGCCCTGAATTTAGCCGTGACTATATCACCAAGCGCCGCACGGAATTATCGATTCATCTTAAACATATCTACGCTTATAGATTAATAGTTCGAGAGAATTATGACCAATCTCTTATATTTGAAGACGACGTGATTCTCTCGGACGGGTTTATGCCGTTGTTGAAGTTATACATGACACAATTACCGAATGATTATGACATGTTATTTATCGGCGATGGTTGTAATTTACATATTCCGATAAGCATGCAGACGCTTAACAAATATATATACGAGAAATGCCTTCATGAGACAGCATGGGGTGGCAATGGAGGCACACGATGTCTTGATAGTTATTTGATTCGGCATTCATGTGCGAAAAAGATATGCGACTACATTAATGATACGTATACAACGGCAGCGGTTGATTCGAATAAAATCGACCTCCCTGCGGATTGGTGGCTGAATGAAGTTGCGAGAGAACTTGCATTTAAAGTGTATTGGGCAGAGCCAACGATTGTAACACAGGGGTCGCAGAATGGAATGTATCGCAGGTCGATTTCATGAAAACATTTTCGTATAATACGCGAGTTCTAGTTTTTCATATTTGAGTTCGTTTTTATCGGCTTTGTCTTTGAAATCAGCCAACGCAGTCACCAACAATTGTAATGAAATGTCGGTCCATTTCTCTACAATGAGCACCGGCAATCCTTCAAATAATTCATTGAATATGGAGGAACGCACAACGGGAATACATCCGCATAATAACGCTTCCCATGTTCGATGACAGTCCATTCCATTTCCGAAAGGTGATAATACGAATGCGAACTCGGTCATCGCTTTCCATGTCGGCGTGCGAGGTAGGAATGTAGTTTGCTGAGAGATGAGTTCGGTGGGAATCTCTCGAATCGCGCTTACACGGTCGTTGAAACGGTCTGGACACAGCATCACGTTCGAGAATATACGAATTTTACGCTGGTAAAATGGTTTCATGGTATCGCGGATTTCATGAATGAGGGTGCATTCTTGGCCGAGTGGTGTGGTTCCTTCATGTAACCCTTCTCTGGCAATCCATGGATGCCGTGGATTCGCGCTAATCGTATGATAATCCATCCCAATCGGGATTTGTCGCAGTTTTTGTGTCGCCTGATGTATCGCGTCTTCGAGTGTTTTCGGCGCATCACTCGTTTTATATATCGCCGCATTTGCAGTCCATAGTTTGGTTATTTTATCGGTAAGAAATACGCGGCAAGCTTGAATATCCATGTTTTGAGAGAATAAACCGCGCAGGTTTGAGCTTATCATAAACATCGCGAATGTATTGTATTTCTCTCGAGAGACCGCTTCATGGAACATCGTTAGGTCGCCGTCGCCGCATACAACAATATACGGAACTCTGATTTGATTCGCGTAGGTTTGTATGAATTCTTGAAATGCGTCACAACATACGTAGATGGATACTGGTGGGCGTTCATTCAGCGTGTTTGTGCATTCTGATTGTCGTGCAATAAACTGGCGAACATGTTCCAAGTCATTTGTGCTACTCGAACGTGGGGTTAATGAATGAATAGAACACGATTTCAATAAACCGCGACTAGATACGAAGCGACATGCGGCTTCATCGAACGACGACGCCATGTAAATAAAAAATAAAAGATAACAATTCACTAATGAATAATGAATTGTTATGTTTAATTCGGTTTATACTTATTCGACAGTGGCGGCGACGGCAGCGGCAGCATCCCGAACCAACAAACCGCGTATAAATTCGGTAATACGCTCCATTCTGTCTGACATCACAGTCGGACTTTGGTCCATATCTTCATTCGCTGGTAATTCAAGAAGCGGACAGTTCCTTCCGCGAATCCAATCCTCGTGATACTTGTGGCATCTCTCTATATACTCCGGCTGGATTGTTTCGCCTGACCGTGCACGTTTGTTAATACGTTCCACGCATACATCCGGTGATGCGTGAATATAAACAATCCCAGACAAAGGCACATCTGTCAAGAATTCATCAAACCACAGCGTATAAATCTGAAACTCGTCATGCGAAATATCTCCCGTGTCATACAACATTTTGGCGAACACATTTCTGTCCGTTTCAACACTTCGTTCTGTTATAATAAGCTTGATTTTGGGGTCCTTCACCGCCTTACGCAGCAAAGAAAGGCGCGAAATATATGCCATCATCTGGAATTTAAACGCATTGGCTCGAATATTCTTGTATAAATTTGTCAGTATATTCACGCCGTTTTCGTCACATACTTGATTCCATAACGCTACAGGTTCATCTAAAAAACAGACCTCTTCTTCAAACGATGTTATATTCGGGAATAACGCTGCTGCTTCGTCTCTCTGATTCATTCCTTTTTTAAGATATTGTTCGTATTCTTCACATGTCGTTGATTTTCCAGACCCGATATTCCCATCAAAGCTTATTATAAGAGGAGCAGGCATGTAATACGACTCGATAAAGAGATGGCGGCGAGGTCACAATCGGCGAGGCTGATATACAATAAACCGTTATATTTAATTCAATTTACGCACGCATTTCGGTTGTAATACTTATATGTCTAAAATTGATATAAAGATACATGCATAATGTTAATGTATTGACGTTAATTTTACGTGACAAACAACACATTATGGCGACCACGCCCACGACGACCGACACCACACTTTCCCAAGTCAAGCTAACCGGCGAAGAATGGAATGGAATCGAAATTATGGAACCGGAAGCAGAAATGCGTATCTTGAAGCTTATTATCGATGGATTTCATGATGTGAATCATGTGTTCAATCTTCATATGTCTCTTCTTTCACGACTGAAAATATCAAAGACGCCTGAAATGGAAGATTATTTATTTCACGAATATTTCAGAAAGCGGGTTGAATGCGTGATAACTCGGCTGAATAATATCGGGTTATGTGATTTCGAGACAAAATACGATATTCGCACCAAATCGAAAAATACGATGAAAAAAGTGGATTTGATGAGAATTCAGAATATGAATACAACATTTGGAGGGTCAGGCGATACATTCGACCATCACATCATCAGCACGATTGAGGCGATATTTGATGCGAAAGAGGCGGCAGCGGCCACCAACGCCAACGCCAACGAATGGATGAAGCATTATTATACATTGAAACTCATGCTTCAGAAGTCGGTGGTCGGCGTGAATTCACACATCATCGATTTCGCCAATTACGTGGTTGAAATGTTCAAAGACCACGTTCAAATCATCGGATTTCTTCGTAACGCCTACCGGTTCATCGAACAAAATGACGCTGTATTCAAATATGCCGATTTTCAGTTATACGACCATCAAAAACAATTATTCACGGTCGCGAAACGGCCACAAGCCAAGCTCATTCTTTATATCGCACCAACTGGCACCGGAAAAACGCTTTCACCTCTCGGTTTGTCGGAAAAATACAAGATTATATTTGTATGCGCGGCACGACATGTAGGCTTGGCACTCGCTAAGGCGGCTATTTCGATGAAGAAACGTATCGCATTCGCATTCGGCTGCGCCAATATCGATGATATCCGTCTTCATTATTTTGCGGCGAAGGAGGCTATTCGCGACAAACGCAGCGGTCGTATCCGCAAAGTTGATAACAGTATTGGTGATAATGTCGAAATCATGATTTGCGATATCCGGTCTTACCTGCTTGCGATGCGGTATATGATGGCATTTCATCCGCTTGACCAGCTATTGATGTATTGGGATGAGCCGACCATATCTCTTGACTACCCCGACCACGACCTTCATCCGATTATTCATCGCAACTGGAGCGGGAATATGATTCCAAATGTGGTTCTTTCGTCGGCTACGATGCCGCGCGAAGATGAAATCGTTGATGTGATTCAGGACTTCAAGGTGAAATTTCAAGACAAGAGTGCGGAAGTGTATAGCGTGATTAGTCATGATTTCAAGAAGTCAATACCGATTGTGAATCAGGGCGGATTTATCGAACTGCCACATTATATGTTTGGTGAGGATTATGACCAAGTGTTGGAATGCGTGGAACACTGTAAGACATACAAGACGCTGATGCGGTATTTCGATTTACGAGAGATTTTGCGATTTATTGCGTTGGTTACGAAGCCGGTTAAGCCTGATGAGGACGACAGCGATGACGATGACAGCGATGACGATGACAGCGACGACGGTGACATGAAGAAAAATGATACGGTGGCGGAAGCCGACCCCGACACCGATGACAATCGCGGCATCATTCTAACCTCTCAGCGATACCTCCCCGAAAATATGTTTTCCGATATCGGTGAAATCACGATGACGAGTATTAAGGAGTATTACCTGCTTCTTCTTGAAAATATTCGCCCGAAATTTTGGCCACGCGTCTATGAAACGTTGATTGGTGTTCGTCGTCCGAAATTCGAATCCGTTGTCAATCTCTCCACAACTGACGCACATACGCTTACGGATGGACCCACGATTTATCTTACCGAAAATGTCGATAAGGTCGCCGCGTTTATGCTTCAAACCGCGAAAATACCGACCGTTGTCATGAGCGACATCATGGATATCATTGATTTCAATACACGCGTCCTTGAAGAAATCGCGAAGACGGAGAAACTCATCAAAGATTTAGAAGGGGAATCTGCTCCGAGTGATGCCAACGGCGGCGGTGGTGGAGGCGGAAGTAGCGGCGGCGCCGACGAGAAGAAGACTCGGAAATTCACATCCGATACTCGCGTCAATCCTGAAACGGAACGACTTCACATAAAAGTAGAAGAATTGAAGAAATCTGTGAAATATACCGCGCTTCATGAACTCTTTGTGCCAAACAGATTGGAGCATCTGAAACGTTGGACGAAACGCACCGCAATCACGAACGAATTCACGTCGTTCGTAGAAGATGACGTCGTCGAACAGATTATGCTTTTAAACGTCGCCAACCACTGGAAACTCTTGCTTCTCATGGGGATTGGTGCCATTACGAACGCGACCGACCAGAAATATACCGATATTATGAAGACGCTTGCGAAGCACCAGAAGTTATACCTCATTATTACGGCAACAGACTATATCTATGGCACGAATTATCAGTTCTGTCATGGATATATCGGAAAAGACTTGGAAGGAATGTCGCAAGAAAAGGCGATTCAGTCGATGGGACGTATCGGACGTGGTGCGATACAACAGGATTATACGATTCGGGTGCGTCACGACGCGATTATCCGCCATATCTTTACAGCGTTGCGAATCTCGGAGAAGCCTGAAGTGTGTGCTATGAACCGGTTGTTTGTTACGGATGCGTGAAATATCATTGTGTTACATTATTATTATTTATCACGAATATATATATTTTTTATATGAACAGAGGATTTTTGACAGCAAATAGACAAGCAAGAGGCGACGATACACAGTTTCCTTCTATTCAAACGTTAAATGAAGATAATTGTGTTTCGGTCGATAATTTTGGATTGGATTGTATGTTAAATATGTGCCGACATATAAAGATTTTTCAGACTATTTTGATTCAGAATTAAAATCGGCAATACAAAAAATTAATGATGGTATGCCCGGAAATTTACAAATATGGTTAACAGAACATGAACAATATATTATTAAAGAAATAATCAAAATTATACAATCACAACCACAGGAATATTTTGGTAGAAAGCCTAGTCCTAGTGAGCAAAAACTAAAAACAGTATGTCCAACCTTATTGGCTTATCTAAAAAGTATGAATATTATTCAAGGCGGTAAAAATAGGCGATACACAACGAAACAAAAAAGAAAAGGATACTCGCGTAAATCTAAAAAAACAAATAGATCACGTTATCGCAAACGTAAGTAGTGACATTTTTCACTCACCAAACATCTCCTCTATCAGTTTCTCCAGCGTATCGTATTGAAATGTCCATTTCAACTTTTCCCGCGCTTTTGTCGCATCGCCTAATAAAAATTCTACCTCACATGGGCGAAAATATTTCGCGTTTATTTTTACTCGGGTGACGCCCGTTGCTGCGTCTTTGCCGATTTCATCGATTCCTTTACCGGTCCACTCTATCGTAATGCCTTTGAATGCGAATGCTTTCTCGACGAAGGTGCGAATCGTCTGTGTCTTTCCAGATGCGAGGACGAAATCTTCGGGCGGTTGATGCTCCTGCTGTGGCTGCTGAAGCATCAACCACATCCCGTATACGTAATCCTTCGCATGACCCCAATCTCTCTGACTATCAATATTCCCCAATTCAATACACTCTTGCGTTCCATTTAAGATATTCTTGATTCCGCTTACAATTTTCATCGTAACGAAATTCTCCACCCGACGACTGCTTTCGTGATTGAATAAAATACCATTTACTGCGTATAATCCGTATCCTTCGCGATATACTTTCGTAATATAATGAGCATATACTTTCGCGGCGGCATACGGTGAAACCGGATTAAATGGTGTGTTTTCGGTCTGTGGAGTTTCTTTCACCGCTCCAAACATCTCACTTGTTCCCGCTTGATAAAATCGGATTTTGTTTTTGATACATGGAGGCATAGTTCGTATCACCTCGAGGATTCGTAGCACACCTGCGCCATCGACGTCATTCGTATATTCAGGGATTTCAAATGAAATCGCAACATGAGATTGCGCAGCCAAATTATAAATCTCGAATACTTCAAAGTCTGGGTGCGTTTGTATAATATTGTGTATAAAATTCGTTAATCCAGTCGTATCGGTCATGTCGCCATAACGGAGGTTTAGTTTATCGCGAATATGTTCTATTCTCGTGTGCGAGTATAAAAGGGATGTTCGACGAACGATACCAAATACTTTATACCCTTTGTTCAGTAATAATTCGCTAAGGTATGACCCATCTTGACCGGTGATTCCGGTAATAAACGCGAGTTTCGTCATCGTATGTATTATTTATATTTCGATTTCTTTATATGTAAATATTATATTGCTGTATATCATAAAATATTCATGTCTTCTTCCATCGCTGCTCCCACTTCCCGCCCTCCTCGCCGCACCGCCTTGCTCGTCGGTATCAACTACAACAACAACCCCGACGCCACCTTAAACGGTTGCTATAACGACATTGTGAACGTTTCACAGTATTTACGCTCGGTGTTAGGGTATGACTCTGCGGCGATTACCATGCTCACCGACGGAAATCGTGGTGCCGCTGGTGCTGGAACTGCGTCGGCTGTCCCACCCACCCGCCAAAATATTCTTTCGGGTATCTCCGCACTCGTGAGCGGAATGGTTGCTGGCGATGAAGCCGTATTTCATTTTTCTGGCCACGGGTCGCTCGTTCGTGATACCAACGGTGATGAAGCCACCGGACTCGATTCATGTCTTTGTCCTCTCGACTATAACGCCCCCGCATCCGCCGCGGGCGGCATCATCACCGATGATGAAATCCGCGCACTTCTCGTAAACAAGGTGCCTCGTGGTGCTCGCCTCTACGTTATCCTCGACTGCTGCCACAACGGCACTGGTTGTGATGTCAGGTATAAATACGAGGATTTCAGTATTCTTCTTCGACCACCTTCGGGACGTGCAGCCGCTATTTGGCGCACCCAACAGAAGGCATTCACCAATGGTAGATATACAAACACTGTTGGCGAAGTGTTCATGATTAGTGGGTCGCGTGACGAACAAACCTCCGCCGACGCATATATCAATAACGCATTCGCCGGAGCACTCACCTACGCTGTTTTCGCCATTCTTCGCGCCAACCAAGCCACCATCCGCACCTATTCATGGAGCTCACTTCTCCGCGATGTCCGCCACTTTATGCGCGTTAATAGATACTCCCAGATACCGCAGGTAATGACCGGACAATTAATTTCTCCGGCGAGGCCGGTGTTCGCGATTGCGGCGGCGGCGGCGGCTGGAATTAGGGGTGTTGAAACAGGTGGATTACAACTGAGTTCCGGTTCTAATTCAGGTTTTAGGAGTGTCGCTGAACCATCAGAAACCACCTTATATTTACTGTCATCAAAACCGAAATCTGGTATGTCATCGCACCGCCACCGCACCCCTCTTCAATTTTTCATGTGAAGATAATTCCATGAGACATCTCATTCTAAAAAAATTGAAATGTTTTTTTTAGAATCCATCAAATACAGTGATTCAAGCAACGAACGAACGAACGAACGAACGAACGAATAAACATGACTGTAAATCCCAAATTGGCAACCCTTATGCGTGTCATTGACGACAACCAAGACAAAATTACTGAAGGCGAATATCTCGAAGCGATGAATGCTCTGGCCGCACTCCACCGTGATGCAGTTCCAGTCCAACAACCAGTGTCGGCACCGATACGCCCATTACCACCATTCGGGTCACCACCATCTTACGCCGCATCCGCTGCAGCTGGACTGTTTGCGTCGCAGATGCCAGAAGTGATGAACGGCAATATGGTTGAAATGCGTGCGTGGGAGCGCGTGAGAAACCATCACCCAGACCCTCACTACAACCGAATTACCGCAGATCAATGGATGCAAACACCTTACGAACTCCGATTTCGTCTCGTGCGTGAAGCGGTTGAGTGTGTTGTGAGCAAAAGAGAAATGACCCACCGCACACCTGAACCGTCGGTTTGTCCATTTGTTACACGTCACTCTGTCGGACTCTGGAGTATGGAAGACGACGGCAACACGAACTGGGAATGTGTGTGCGGCTACACAGGCAAAGTGAAGAACTGGAAAAAACACGAACAAAGCGAACGTCATCAAGAATGGTCCACTCATCGCACGGTAAGTAGGCGAAAGATTGAAAAAATGAAGGCGACGATTCGCGACGATGAGGTGGGACAATATGTTCCATTTGCGGGTTATCTGTCAAATCCAGCAAGAATGTATCCAGGTGGTATCCGAATCTATACTGTCTGGCAGGACAAAAATGAATGGACAAACCCCGAATTGTTTGCAGAGTTCCATCGGAGACCGGAACCCATATTTCAATTGGACGAGGCCGGCAATGTGAAAGGCACGACGATGACAACGTGGTTCATTCGTCCCAGAAACATCCGTTCCAGACGGTATGATGTTGAGTAGAGTAAAAAATAGTAAGTGTGTGTGAGGTGCGGGGTATTCCTAATTTTTTATACGAATTCTGGTAATGTAATATCGGTTAGTTGAAATAAAAAGTGTTAGAGCATACATAATACGCTTACTTACTATTCCACTTTTCGAACCACTCCACAAAGAGTTCACATGCTTCTTCCGTCGTGATTTTGTAATCTGCGAAAATCCCCGCAATTTCGTTGAAGCCCTTTTGCTTTTCTTGTTCTAGGTTTTCTGGCTCCAATACAAAGATTTTAGCGTCACGTGCACTTTCAATCATTTAACACGCATGTTCCGGCATGAGTTTTCCGTCGGCCAACGCAGCGGCAAGATTGCAGAAGAATTTGTGCTCCCTTTGAGATTGTTTTTCGCGTATTTGTTGTTGTCGTTCTTGTGTATTCATTTCTGTCTGTAACTGTATTCTAATATGTCATGAAAAAGCATTTAAATTTTTTTGTCTCCATTGCTCCTCCACGTCATTTATGTTGTATGATTATTCCTCATCGCTACTGGTGACGGCGGCGTCGGCGTCGGCGTCAGCACCGGCACTGTCGGCACGTTTCATTGGTTTTCCATGCTCCCAGATTCCTTCAAATATAACAATCTCGCCGCCGCTCCCTGATTTTTGAACATGAACTCCGTAGCCGTGAAGTTTATCGTTTTCCCATGTTCCAGCGTATTCGTGCCATTTGGCGAGGTGAGCATTTTCAGCGGCTTCTTCGCTTGTGTAGTTTTTCAAGGACATGCCATAGACAAACGCAGGAGTTCGAAGAGTCCCGCGACCATGGCGGAGGTGACTCAGTCCACCATCCTTCACATTCGCTGGGTCATTCACGCGCATATGTCCCATATACACGGTTCCATCAGGATAACTGTATATGTGTTCTTTGAGTTCGATACTGGCGGCGGCCTCTGCTTCGATTCGTTCTTGTTCTCTTGTCATTTTTTCTCTTTCTAAAAATTCGATGATAGACGGGTTCATATACTGGTGTTCTTCCATTCACGCTGAGATATGCTATGATATGACAAAAACATTTCAATTTAATGGAATGAAATGGAATGGAATGGAATGAAATGGAATGGAATCACGAGCGGGAGCGTAGTGAATGGAATCACGAGCGGGAGCGTAGTGAATGGAATCGACGCAGGCAGCGTAGCGTAGCGGAATAAAAAAGTGTTAGTGTTAAATTGTCTTACCTTTCACCTGCGGATATTCCTTGATAATTTAGTTGCCGCATTCAAATGGCATCTCATTCTGGTTGTCGCACGCAGCGATGAAGTCATGTTCGGCACTTGTGGTGAGATTTGACATCAAGACGTTTTGGAAAAACTCGCGGGTAATTTGTTGAGGGTTGCATGTAAATGGTTCTTCAGCGTCTTCGTCGCCCCATTTCGACGCGTGATTGAGTTGAATCTTGCGCACATCGACCACTGGACGTGCTGCTGCTGGTGGTTGTTGTTCTTCTTCGACTGTGCTGACAGCGTGTTTGGAAGCACAAAGAGCTGTTTCTTGAAGATTCAAACGCACACGAGGTCCATGAGGATGAGCGTATGGCTGACGACGACGGCGTGGTTGGTCTTCTTCTGGTTCTTGCCTTTTCATGACAGCTTGAAGCCATGGCTTGGACTGACGGTCTTGCTCACGGTAGTAAGCTTCGTCGCGAACGCGAATCTCTCGCTCACGACGTTCGGTGTCTTCACGAAGACGGTCGTAGGAATCACGTCTGGGTTCTTCACGAGGGATGTAGCGTTCTTCACGTTGGTAGTCTTCACGTCTGGGTTCTTCACGTCGGTAGTCTTCGCGTCGGTAGTCTTCGCGTCGGTAGTCTTCGCGTCGGTAGTCTTGACGTCTGGGTTCTTCACGTCGGTAGTCTTCACGTCTGGGTTCTTCACGCTCACCACGCCGAGCGTTGTATTCCGAGCAGTAGGACGACGTATGTCCGTTCTTGTGACAGATTCGACAGGCTTGATTCAGGAGTGTTGGACACACCACTTTTCCATTGGGTCCAGGCTGGTCCTTGACGAAGTGGCTGGTATATTCCGATTCTGGTTTTCCGGCATCACGGCACACCTTGCAAAATGGGGTTGCGGCGGAGGCGGCGGCGGAAGTATTGCGGGTAACGTTGGCGGTATTTCTGGATGACGACATTGTTTCGATTCGATTGATTGTTTCTGATAGAAGCTCTGTTGATGGCTCATTTGAAGAAAAACATTTCAATTTTTTTTCAAATGCTTGAAATCCGACGACATCATGTTATTTATTCTAAGTGACCTGCCGCCGCCGTCATCGTCGAAAATGTATATTCAAATAATATTAAGTCTTTTTCGGTTAGGTCGCTTCGTCTTCCGCGAGGCACCTTAGGGGTCATAAGGTCGGATTCATCGTCTTCTATCATCGCGGAGTTAGAAGACGTATGTAGTTGTTTGGAGAGGGGCATTATATACTATAGTGTTATTTTTTGTTTGTATGTTCATTCATTCCGCCGACAGCACCGACATATTCATCTGATATTTGTTCTGTAATTTATCTTTTAGATTTTGTAGTTCGAGAGAAATCACCGCGTCAGTAATGACTGGGCCCTGCAAAGCTTCCGACACCGACGGCACCTGAAAAGTATGGCTACACGTCCATCGAACCCCATTACGGTTGTTCTTTTGGTCATATACTAGAGCATACATGAGATTGTCCTGTATCACTCGTAATTTTGTATATTTAGGTAGTTTTTTATTTATTACACCGACTGAAAAACCTGTTGCCGCGTCGGCGTCAGTATCGGGTGCGTCAGTCTCATGCACACTATTCTTTTCTAAATTTGCGACAACCTGATTCGCAGCTTCCAATTTTTCATGTAATGAGATTTTCATCGATTTCGAACTGACCCATGGTCGCGAAAGCTTGGGATGCGACTCAACTTTGAAATATTCTCTCGGAATACGTTTTCCGTTTGCTAGATTTACAAACTCTCGATAATACACGACAAACTTCTTCATCATATGTTGCGTAATGCCTGGCGGCAACGTCTGTGCCGTATGTTTTCTCTCGCGTTTCTCGTTCCTACACGGCAATGTGCTGATACTTGGTTGAGCGGCGGCGGTAGCGTCGGCAGGTTCCATTTGTATATCCACCGTATAAAACATATAAAAATGAAACGCTCCTAAATATCAAAGATTCGCGCGATGAACGCAATCCAAGAAGCAAAACGCGGTTTGTATCGAGGTCTCATATTCAAATGTTCGCAAATCGGGTTCGCACTTCGAAGCACATTGTGTTATACCAACCGTATTAATGTAGGGATTCATGATTACGCGGAATATGCCGCACAGTTGCGTGACGGAGATTCGATTTTCATATCGACGAGAGAATCCGAGGTGCCGATTCACGCCGTTGTTGCGATTCTGCGAGCACGTAATGTTAGCGTGGTGTTTTACATCATGGAAGAACCGCTGGTTGCGTGGGAGTTTGTCGAGAGATTGCTTCCAGTGAGTAAGCGCATACTTGTCCAGAATAATGAATATGACCACCCTAAGGTGGGTATTATGCCTATCGGAATACGTGATTGCGGGTCTATCGTCGCGATGCATCGCCGGTTTCATCATTCATGTTTGTATGAAAAGGGGGTCTCGATGCGTTTGACGCCGGATGCGAACACGCGACGACCCATAAAATGTTTACTGTGTTTTAGCGTATGGACGCATCCGTCGCGACAAGAATGCTATGACCTCTTTACCGGTGCAAGGCCGACAGGTTCGCCATCATTCGTGTATAATCTGAATGACGCCAATGATAACGCCGCGTTGTGCGAAGAACGAGAGAAACGGAATACCGCGGAGTATTTTTATGAGAAAGTCCCTCCAGCGGTCATCTATGATAAAACACTCGAAAGCCGATACGCGCTTTGCCCGCGAGGGTGTGGCGTGGATACGCACCGGTTCTATGAATGTATTTATCTCGGGTGCGTTCCGATTGTTGTTCGGACGAATACGGTGTTTGACCGGCTGTATGCGGCGTTTCCTTGCTTGGTTGTCGAGAGATGGGCGGATGTAACAGAGGAACTCCTCGCAGTGTCATACCCAGAATGTTTTTCGAAGATGCGCGAATTTCACGCACGATATCCGCGGTTTTTGACGGACTTGGATAGTATTGAGGGGTTGTTAATCGGGCTTTAACGGCATGATGCTTTAGTATATTCTCAGTATTATATACTACTAGTGTAATGCTTCTAACGAAACGACATCATCCTCGCCCACGCCGGTGGTCAATGAAATACAAACGCAGTATCAATTGCCGACGCCCGCGCGGATTCTCTCAACGCCAGCATTGTAAGTATGGGCGGCGGGGATGGAAGACGCGACGCAACCATACGCGTTAAGAATAAAATCATAATATACATCGTGAAGTATATCACGCGACACGACGTATATTAAGGAACCAACGTAGAATGAAGTGTACTACTATAATTTCCGCAGTGGCCTTCGCGGTCATTTTCTTATCGGCATTGTTTTTATTTATACGGAATTATCCGAGTGACCGATTGTTTTTCGTTGTTTTCGTAGTGGCGGGTGGGGTGTCGTTGTGGTGTGTGTGGGGAGCGGCGGCGGGGGCGGAGGCGGAGAATAAAATTGAATGCTTTTATGACAAACCTGTTAGTGCCACAGTAACCGACGCAACAAACGAACACGACGAACATGGGAGCATCGCAGGGCAAGACTCAGAATATGGTATTGGAAACGGAAAATGCGAGAGAAATAACGATGACGGAGTTACCAACAAAGGAACCAACTAAAACAGAATACAAGATTTTATTAGAAAGTTGTGCATATACATTGACTGAACGCGTTAATGAGTTGTTGAATGAAGGCTGGGAGTTACAGGGTGGTGTAAGTGGCCATACTGAGTGTTCAAAAGGAATGAACCAACTGGGAACTTCACATACCCGATTGTGGGCGCAAGCGATGATTAAAAAATATTAACACCCAACATTTAGATATTTGATTAAAAAACATTTAAATTTTATATTCTCTCGATACTACATAACCAATCCAATCAACCATGAATCTCACTTTCAACATTACAAAATACACCGGCGTTATGGCGTTTTACGCCGTGCTGACGTATCTCCTCTTCCCCGTGATTGCCTATTTCTTATTCGGAAAGACATTAGAGGCGGCTGGCAACGGTTTCATCGCGGGAAGTATCGTGTCAGTCATTCTGTGGCGGATGGTCGGAATGGGGATGGTGAAGGGAGCGTGAGCAGGATGTAAGATACTCCACAACTACAAATGACGCTTAATAATATACGTGCTTAATAACCCTGTCATCGTCGAAAAAAACAGAACGGTTTTTGCTATATCAAAAAATTCATCTTTATCAGGAATGTGAATTTTTATTTGGTCGCCAACGTCTATATATTTGTGTGTTTTGTGTCGGCCATTCTTTCCGATATTGAAATGGATAAGTGCCTCCATAAAAAAGATGATAAATGTGATGAACGTAATTACGATAAATACGGTTCGCATTCTTATTTAGTATATATGAGTAAAAAATAGTTGTTGTTGGGTGATGGCTATTGTCGAATTTTCGGGGGGTGTAATTGGTCGGCTTCACTCCATAGCCCCCGCGCCGTATTTCGCTTCTACTTTCTCTTTCATCTTCGCGATTTCAGTTTCTAGCGTATAATTTGCGGGCAATACCATACGCAATCCTTCACGGACTCCGCTTTCGCGTCGTCGTTCATATACCAAGTGCGGTTTCTCGCGCACAACGACGAGTGATAAATACTTCGGTAAGACCGCCGCTGGCGCAGTATCTTCTGGGAAGATGCCCTTTTCCAAATCGCTGACGACCTTATTGGCGGCTTCCAATTTTTGTAAGAGCGACACCTTTTCGGATTTGCTCGTCATCCACGGTTTTTCAAGTTTGGGATGCTTTTCAACCTTGAAGAATTCTCTCGACCGTGTGTGTTCTTTATCCAACCATTCGAAGTAATACACCACATATTTCTTCATCATTTCCTGGGTTATTCCGTCGGGAAGTGCGCGAGCGCTGTGTTTTCTATTGCGCTTGCTTCCATCATCAGCCGTGCCTTTGCTGTTCTTTTGTTGTTCTTGCATCGTCGCAACGCGTAAATTGTCGTATCGGTTATTCAGGGGGGTTCGGTCAATGTGGTCGACGCTTATGACACCGGTGCCTTTTCCATTTCCCCACGTGTTCATAATCACTTGATGGATGAAGACGTTATTGTGGCACGAGATATATCCGTTGCTCGTTTTATACCACGTGAGTTTCTCGCCCTGGTTGTGGTTTGCCTCGTAGTCCAGTATTTTTTGGTAGCTCGTGGGGCATAATTCGCAGTATTCATTTGGTTCGCAATACATGACAATCGCCGTGATTTCGCCAGTCTGGGGGTTCATTATTTCCCAGATGGGATTTTTTTGTTGGTTAGCGGTGCGTCCGAGAGATTTCGTGTGGCCGGGTTTGAAGGTCGCGACGGATGCGGAGTCGGAACCGTATTTCTGGGTGATATATTCGTGTTGTTGTTGGAAGTGGAGCATGGCGGGGTGTGTAGCGTAACGAAGTGAAGCCGAATGAATATGTCGCGGAATGAAGTGTAGCTGTATGGAATATGGTGAAACGGAATAAACAATTTCAATTTTTTGATTGGGGTAAAATTGAAATTACACCCTTGAAGATTTAAAATGGGACAAATTTTAAGTAAGTTTTTCTTTTTTTATATTATATGACACATAAAAGTGAAGATTATAAAATATCTGCTGTTAAATACTACTTGAAGAATAAAGATAATATTAGAAATACTTGTAAAATATTTGATTGTAAGAAATCTACATTACAAAGATGGATAAAAAAATACAAAACTTCCAAAAATATTACAAGGCGAAACAGAAAATCAATATCTTACAAAATTACTAAACCGCAAGTTAAATACGCATTAGATTTATTGAAACAAAACGAACAACTTACCATGAATGAATTAACGATTGATATGAAAAAGCAATATCCAACCTTTGATATTTCACCTCAACATTTAGGTCAAATAATTCGTGATAATAACCGGACACGAAAAAGAACAAGACACGAACATTTCCCAAAAGAAAGATACAAGAACCCGATTGACAAACAAAGTGAGATGAATACCTTTTATAAGAAAATAAAAGAGTATCCAATACATAAAATTATTTGTTTGGATGAAACAAGTGTAGGTTCTGCGTTGCATCCTACATATAGTCGTTGTTATTTGGGTAGAAGGTGTAGAATAAAAACAAATAATCAATTTGTATTCCGGAAATTTACATTATTAGTAGCAATAAGTAGTTCAAAAATAGTAGGAAAAGAATTATATGAAAAGGGTGGAATGACCGCAGAACGATTTTTGGGGTTTTTACAAAAACATATTTTTCCTCATTATAAAGGTCATTTGATAATATTAGACAACGCAAGAAGTCATAATAACGAAATAATTAAGAATGCTATAATAAAAAGCGGTAATGATTATTCATTTGCTGTCCCTTATACACCTAAAACAAACAATCCGATAGAAGCATATTTCAATCAAATCAAAACATACATGAAAAAGAACAGAAATGTAGAAAATTATGAAAATTTGGAAAATAATATAGACGATGCTATTGACAGAGTAAAACCTGAAAATTATAAAAATTATTTTCAACACGCTTACGGATTAGATGAAAGTTCAGAGTTCATACGAAAATCATCTACACGAAAAAGAAAATTAAAAAATTATAAGTAATATACTTAAAAATTATTTGCATATGTTAAGTATATTTATTATGCCTATGAGATTGAAAAGTGAGTTGTATAAAAAAGAGCAGGAACAAGTAATAGATAAAATTATATCCATATTAGATTTACAAAATAAAACCACATATACACTTTACGAATTGGATACAAACAAAGACATTCAACACAAAATAATGGAACTCATACCCGAAATAAGAAAATGGTTTTCGTTTAATGGAATTAAAGCAGTCGGAGAACCGAGTAGAATAAAACGACCTTGGTTATCCATAATAAAACATTTATTGAAGACAAAATATAGTATAGAAAGTAAGGATTTTCAATTCACCGAAAACGGACGGCGTATTCGAACGCATGTTTATAGTTTTACAAATATCTAAAATTTATGTTTTGATTTTGTTCTTGTCAAATTACAAGTTTGACACAGCATTCTTAATGTCGCATGTTTATAGTGATAATCAACCCATTCATTTTTAAAATTACTATCTACTTCTAAAAAACATCTTCTATGTGTATCATCATCTGTATCTCCAAAAGTATTAGGCACAGTAATATTTTGACTTTCCATAATATTTATAAAAGTAAATGCTATTTCTTCAAAATGTATAATGTGGTCCACATGTAATTTATCAGTATTGGGACACAGCACACATTTTTGTTCGCTGCATTTTCTAAATTCTGATATTTGTGAATCAACACTACTTCTCATAGCAGACATTAATTCATTTTTATTTGATTTTGGTTTTCCGGTTATTGCGACTTTCCAAGATATATCATTTTCAGTTTTATCTTCATTAATAATAATAAGTTTTAGTGCTTGTATATTTAATGTATCTTTCATTATTTTTATCTTACACATATTTTGTGTTTTTTTAACATAATCAGGGTGCCGTTTTAATATTTCAATTAGCGTATTGTAATGAGATGGATGTATATTTTCGATGTCATCACATATGCCAATTTCATTATATATAAGATTTTTTACGAACGCTTCAAACTCGCCTTGTGTTTTATATGTTTTATCTAAAAATATTACTGGATTTCGTGGCATGTGGATTTGGTAATATAAACAATTAGCGATTATTGTTTATATTTCAATTTAATGTTCGTTAAATTACTTAAAAATAAAATGTTTAGGAATAGTATAAGGATGGAAATTCAAGAAAAACCACCCGATGACTTTTTCAAAGGAATTAAACTTTCTCTAAAAAGTGTATTGAAACATCCAGATATAAATACACCGAAAATAACAAATGCTGTTATTATGTGTAATAAAATAGTGATTAATGTATTACTCTTTATGAAATTGTATTTGCTCGATTACTATGAAACACATAATACTTTACCGGTTATAGATAAGATATTTGTGAATTCATGTATGAAAATTATGTGTAATGAAAAACCACAAGGAAGACCGCCAAAGAAAGAAATAAAAGAACTCAAAGATAGATTAACTGCTTTTTACAAAAGTGATTTTGAACCACTTATACAAAATGAACCGCTTGAATATACTCACATGAATACTATTTTGGATTATTTAACAACTGATATTATTACGATGTATGAGAACAACATAAAAAACCATTTTGTGGAATATGTGGAACGATATGTGAATGTGGTTTGGAAAAAGAAGTTTATTATCAGTAAAATAAGGAAACTGAATATTACCAAGAAAGAAAAGGACACAAAAATAAATAACCTATGCAACCAGTTAAGAAAAATCAAAAACGATTTATTGAATGTGGAAACAACCCAATACAAATCTCACATTTCTTATCATACATGGATTAATCTACAAAGGCAGAGAATTATACCGGTTAAAACATTCAAGAAAAATCTATATTATGATTTGATGTGTAGCCCTATGGATTATTTTCCTTGTATGATTAAAATGATGAAACAAGTTGAAAAGGAAGAACAAACAACTTGTAATGTGTTTCCCATGCGTAATGAAATAATACCCAAACACATAAGATTAGATACAACAACATTAGTGCAACTTCTTTTCACAAAAAAACAGGGAAACAAATGTGATTACTTAACCGAAGGAAATTTGAAACGAAACGAAAATAAAATATGGGAATTCTTTTTTAGAACTGAACGAATGTGTTTTCATAAAAAACATTATAAGTTTCATCACATGATAGAAACAGATGGGGTTAGTTGTTCGTTATTATTACTTCGTAAGGACTTGGTAGGAAAGAAATTACCGATGATGAAAAAAGGAGTGAATAATGAAACGTATATTGACGAACTAACCGATTATACACAATTACAAAATAAGAAAATAGTTGCGATAGACCCGGGCAAATGCGACTTGATTTATTGTGTGGATGCGGATAATAAAGAGGCGAATCAGTTTCGTTATTCACAAGACCAGCGAAGAAAAGAAACCAAGAAAAAGAAGTATTCAAAAATACAACTTGAATTAAAAAAGGAAAAAATACAAGGCAAAACAATAATAGAATGGGAAACTGAATTATCTAAACTAAATCGTAAATCACTTAACATTATAAAATTTAAGGAATATATCCAAAAGAAGAGTGAAATTAATGGTTTGTTATTTGGATTTTATGAAACATGCATTTTTAGGAAACTGCGATTACAAAGTTATAGAAACACCAAGAAAAGCGAACAGAAGATGTTAAATAATTTCAAACGCATTTTTGGTGATGAAAAAGATGTTGTTGTCTGTTTTGGCGATTACGAACAGAAACAACATATGAAATACAAAGAAGCAACCAAAGGAAAAGGAATGAGAACTTTGTTTAGAAAAGCAGGATTTCAAACCTATTTGGTGGATGAATTTAGAACCAGTTGTATGTGTTCTAAATGTGAAGGTGGTAGTTGTATAAAAACGATGGTTAGGAAAAATCCTAGACCATATAGAACCGGAAACGTTATTGTCCATGGACTGATTTGTTGTAAAAACGGATGCGGTTATTGGAATAGAGACGTGAATGGTGCAACAAATATTTACAAAATTGCTTATAACGCGATAAATAATAAAGGAAGACCAAATTATTTATCCAGAAGCAAGAATTCCTCAACTGGTTTAGACGAGCCAGTAAAACCAAAATTTACACGCCTTGAAATAGGCAAACCTTGTTGATTTTTAGTGGGTTTGACCCATTTTAAATCTTCAAGGGTGTAAATTAGGTGGGGTTGATTTATAAGTAGGGCGTGAAATATGTCAAAGTGTGCTTTTGTTGATGAGGAGGGGGTGAGGTGTCCGAAATATCCAATATATAATTATGAAGGAGAAATGAAACAGTTATACTGCAACCTTCATAAAGCTGACACTATGGTTAACGTGAAGGATAAACACTGTATTTACGATGGATGTAAAATAAGACCGACATATAACTATGAAGGAAAGACATATGCGTTGTATTGTTCTTCTCATCGCCTTGAAAATATGATTGATGTAAAAAATCGAAAATGTATTTATGCTGGATGCAAAACAATTGCCTCATGCAATTATCACGGAGAAAAAAAAGGTTTGTATTGTAGAAAGCATAAATTACAAGGAATGACTGATATAAAAAATAAATTATGTAGTTACCCAGACTGTAAGACACGACCATCGTATAATTACAAATCTGAAAAGAAACCAATTTTATGTTGTATTCATAAACATGATGACATGATAAACATCAAAAGTAAAAGATGCATACACGAAGGATGTAATATAATCCCAAATTATAATTATGCGAATGAAAAAACGGCATTGTATTGTTATAGCCATAAACTCCCAAATATGAAAGATATCAAAAATAAAACTTGCCGGAATGAATGGTGTAATACATATTCTTTTGTCGAGAAATACGATGGTTACTGCGTTCATTGTTTCATACACATGTTCCCTGACAAGCCCGTCTCTCATAACTATAAAACCAAAGAACGCTGCGTGGTTGAATACATAACATCACATTTTCCAGATTTCAGCTGGGTTGCGGATAAAGTAATAACGGACGGGTGTTCGCGTCGCAGACCAGATTTATTGCTTGACTTGGGGTATCAAATCATTATTGTGGAAGTGGATGAAAACCAACACATTAACTACGACTGCTCGTGCGAACATAAACGAATTATGGAATTGTCACAAGATGTAGGCCACAAACCAATTGTATTCATTCGGTTTAACCCTGATGAGTATACCTATTCGAATGGTGAGGACATTACTTCGTGCTGGGGTGTGAATGGGAATGGTATTTGTGTGGTCAAGAAATCAAAAGAAAAAGAATGGGACGCACGATTGGAGAGGTTGTGCGAACAAGTGGAATATTGGACGAACCCTGAAAACGCTACAGAAAAGACAGTTGAAATCGTGGAGTTGTTTTATGACTGTGACTGTTAATATGAATGTGATGCGATGATAGAACGCGTATGGAAATAAACTGAATATACGATTTTTTATATTTATCTTGCGATAAACATAAAATAGAATTGATGTTATATTATGGAACACATACGAATTTCAATTAGAATACGCACGGGTTATCCCCTAATTTTCACTAGGGGCCGGACTGTATCTTCAGCCGCTTCAGGTTGCTTACACCTTCATTAACGACCCATACCGGTTCAGTCTCTGACACCCGACCATAGGCTTTGCTTAGCGCCCTTAGGTCGTAAGTATGCTGATCACCTAATCTCAAAGATTATTACCATACCCAAGTTTCTACTCTTGGCCACGTGCTCCTTTCGGATACACGCTTGGTACTTTTGAGCTCTAAAGGCTTCCCAGAACAACAAGGTATGTCGCAACTCCGATTTATTATCATCGGAATCACTAGCGATTGGTCTGGTTATATCATTAAAAACATGATACTGAGGACGCAAACGGTTTTCTCCAGCTAGAGCTCAATTGGCTGGAGCGTATCGCTATTCGGCCCTGGTTCGAAACTAATACGATGAACATCAACATCGCAATTAATACATGTTCCAGGCCCCCCATACCGGACATCACACGAAGAACGTTGTAATTCACGGCATACACGCGAACCTTGGCAGTGTTAGTTCCCTCAACGGTGGCGTTGGAAAGAACAAGCTGAAGGGTAGCGTTATCAATACGAGAAAAGTTGCAAGAGCCGGAAGGCTGGTGCTCCTCGGGTCTCAGCGCGAAAGAATACAGGTTGATACCGGTATCAGGGGCGCGAGTGTGGTGCTGCCAAGGCTGAACGAGGTCGAAGTAGGTTCCTTCGCGCTCAGAGAAGCGGTCCTGGCCGTTAAGCTGGAGCTTGGCAGTGACGACTGGGTTCTCACCCCAGCAGTGCATGTCGAGAGAAGTCTCGGTGAGGACAAAGGTGCCGGCATCAGAGACACCAGACATCTGACCAGCATTGAAGTTGGGCAAGTTATACTGAGACGACGTAACATTAACATCGCCCGCGTGCCACCAAGCGTGAGTTCCACTAACAGAGATATCAGCGGCACCAGCGTCAGTGAAGAGGCCGGAGGCGCTGATGTAAGATCCGGTGGTAGCGGCAACACCGTCGTGGGAACCGAAAGCCATAATGGCGTTGGGGAGGGCATCGACGGCGTCGGTGTAGTTGAAGGGCTGAGCACCGAGGAGGCGGTTAAGAACGGTGTTGGCTTCGAGGGAAGAGCAGTAGTCAACGTTCTTGTCGGGCTGGACGACCCAGATAAGCTCCTTAACGGGGTGGTTAAAGTTGAGCTTGATCTTGTTGGAAGAGGAACCGACAGACTCATCACCGGTGAACTGAAGCTGCTCGATGAGGTACTCGTGGGGGTTCTGGGCCATACGCCTGCGCTCGTCGGTGTCCAAGAAGACGTAGTCAACGTAGAGGGAGGCGGCGACGAGGGACTGGTTGTAAGCGGAAGTGACCTTCACGGCACCAGCGGCGGAGTTGAGGGATGACATAGCCCACAAGCACTCCTCAATGGGGCGGATATCAAGATTGATCTTGACCTCGTGGTACTGAAGAGCGATGAGGGGAAGGGCCAGACCGGGGTTGCGGCAGAACCAGAACTGAAGGGGGACATAGAGGGTGGTCTCGGGAAGAGCGTTACGGGGAGCGCAAACCTGGCGAGGAGCGTTGGCGTCGCAAGGGCCATCAATGTCGTTGAAGGAAGGGTCGGTGATGAAGGTCAGCTGGGTAGTGTTGCCGATCATCTTGAAGTAGCCGCGCTGCTGCTCGGTGGACATGGTGAGCTGGTTCCAGATGTGCATCCAATCACCGTACTGGCGGTCGATACGCTGACCACCGATCTCAACCTCAACCTGAGAGATGAGCTGCTCACCGGGGAAGTCGAGCCAACGGGCATAAACACCAGTGGGACCGGAGGTGTTCTTGAGGGCCTGGCTAATCTCGGGGAGAGTAACCTGAAGGTAGGTGCGGTAAGCCAAATCACCGTTGCGGGAGATGGTGCAAGTCACACGGCGACCGAAGTCGGCCTGGCCATTAAAAGTCTGCTCGATAGACTCCATGGCGAAGTTGGTGTGACGCTTGTAGCTAACCTTCCAGAAAGTGATCTGGGGGTTGCCAGTCAGGTAAACGTCTTGGGCGCCATAGGCGACCAGTTGCATAAGTCCTCCACCCATTATAAAATGCTTGTTATACTATTGAAAAAGAAAAAAAATCGCGGATTTTGACACATTTACGCAAAAATACAAATTAAACAAAAATTGCTAAACTTCTTATACAACGGCTACAGGAACGACTGTTCATTATGTCATTATTTAAATATAAGCCGCCCAAAAAGATTATTCTTGACGAGCGTAGTATAACAACGCTTGATAGCAAGCACAAAGAATTACAAGGCGAGTTTCAATATATACAAGATACAATTATTCCAGAGCTTGAGACTGAGAAAAACTCCCTAAAAGAACGGCTTAGGATTTTGAAAAGTGGCGGGGGAGGCGGAACGGCCGAAGAAGATACTGAGGATAGCGACGATAATCCAGAAAAAGTGAAAGAAGAACAAAACCCCGCTAAACCTAAATCGTCATTAGAAGAGTGTCTTGAAATCCGAGACCGAATCAAAGAAATCAACGCCACGATTAAAAAGCATCAACAAGACTATAAGAACTATTACCTAAATAATAGCGAGTATATCTTCGAGTATTTCGAAACAAAAAAAACAATCACGAGCGGTGGTTCGATGAAAACAAAATCCCTAAATGCGTTCTTCAATCTTCCTGAAGCGAAAAAAACAGAAGAACTCTACAAAAATCAGCATAATAATGTGGAAAAATACATGGCGAGTATCGACCAAAATTATATGGATGTTTCTAAATATGTCTATTCCACCGACATTTGCCAGTTTTGCCGGCAAGGCGAGATGATTCCGATTGAAAGTGAAGGAATCATGGTGTGTAATAAATGCTCTAAACAAGTTGTGTTCCTTATTGATAATGAGAAACCGTCCTATAAAGAGCCGCCTAAAGAAGCGTGTTTTTACGCGTATAAACGCATCAACCACTTCCGCGAAATCCTCGCACAGTTTCAGGCGAAGGAGACCACGTCGATACCCGACCACGTCCTTGAAAGCATCAAACAGCAAATCAAGAAAGAGCGAATTGAAATCTCTCAATTCACCGATAAGAAAGCGAAAGAAATCATGAAAAAACTCGGATTTAATAAATACTATGAACACATTCCATTTATTAAAGATAAGTTGGGGATTAAACCACCGGTGATGACGCCCGACCTGGAAGAGCGGTTGTGTAACCTCTTCATGGAAATCCAAGGTCCGTATGCGAAATTCTGCCCCGATGACCGCGTGAATTTCCTGAATTATTATTATACCGTCTATAAATTATGCGAGTTGCTAGGGCGAACCGAATTCCTGCCGTTTTTCCCGATGTTGAAAGACCGAGAGAAACGGATAGAACAAGACCAGATATGGAAACAGATATGTCTGGAATTTGATTGGGAATTTATACCGACGCCTTAATGGAAATATGATTTTATCTGTATTAAACCGTATCTGCGTCTGATTCATCATCACCTTCATCAAAATCCTCAAGTTCAATCGCAGGTATATTTATTGTTCGACGAAGTATCGGGTCGTCGTTCGGCCATATCATTTCAAAATTACCCGTTGGATTTCCATCACGCCAAATACCTTTTGCTATTTTACCGTCAGCGTAGTGTAAAGAACCAAACCCGTTCTTTTTATCATTACGCCAGTTGCCTATGTAGCTCATACCGTCGGGTCGTCTCATCGTTCCCCAACCAGACATTTTCCGTATTGCCATTTTCCATGATACACATCACCATTATTCCATATCATCATTCCATTTCCATGCGGCTTATTCTTCTCTGGCCAAATTTGACCATCATACGTCTTGTCATCATATATTTTTGTTCCATAATATCCACCTCTCATAGACTTCTTTCGCAATTTCGAATTCATTTTTCTTGTTTTGCGTCTGGTTTGTCGCCGTGGGTTGGTGTGACTACGTTTTGTTTTATATGAAACCATATTCATAGAGTAATACTATAATAATATTATTTTATAATATTGGTTATAATTTTATAATATTGATTATAATTTTATAATAAGAACATCTTCGCGGAGTTACGTCCGCCGCGCTTTCAGCCTATGATTTCGCACCGACCCCACCCCGCCACTCGCGAGACTATGCGATTTATAAAACACCTGTGCGTTATTGGTGAATAGACCGAAAAAACGGCACGGATTATGTGGCTGTGCGACCGCCTCTGTCACTGTCAATTCATATACCGTAATATGATAACTACCGTTATTGCGAAGGGTTAACGTATATGTCCCAACCGCAGTCTCTCGAGTCGTCGTGATGGAACCACTCGTAGTGTTCATCATAATCGTCGGATATGAACCTACGCTGCCGCCACTGCCTGCGATTTGTAGAATCGAATACGACCGACCACTGATTAACGCTGCCGCAGTTGAAGAACCAGCCGCGGCGGATGAGGCAAATAATCGCACCACTGCGGGAGATGTCGGAGCACCAGTGACAACCGTCCGTGTATATGGCGTATACCCCATCATGTAAAGCTCATATGGCGTGTTATTGCCGGCATACACCCATTTCACACCGACAGGAACACTCGGCGACGCAGGCACGCCCGAAAGCACCGTATTTGCTCGGGTATTACTCCACCCTGAACTCGCATTTGCTGCCTCTGCGTAATTGTTCGCGAGCGTTATTGTTCCCGTATGAACCGTGAGGTTGGTATTTACGTTTGTATAATTCGCAACAATATAACTGTGTGCATGTGCCGTTGTCCCCGTCGTATAACAGTTTGTGATGCTTTTGTTTGTTGAATTCGAGCTCGGAACCCTACCGATAATACCGCCGCCGGTTGCCAAAATCGTGCCGAGAGAATAACAGTTGGTGATAGTGACTGTTCCCGAGTGACTTCCGATGATTCCACCAGCGAGGTCATTTATCGTACCGGTGCTATAACACTCGCTCACACTATAGGCACCCCCGCCATTTCCGCCGGTTAGATGACCTGATATTCCTCCTGCGTTCTTGGTAATCACACCAGTCGAGTAACAATTGATGACAACCGCGGTTCCAGTTGACTGACCAGTTATGCCGCCGGCAAAATGCCCGATTGAGCCGGTTGTCCAACAGGATTCGCATCGAAGTGCACCAGCCGACGCGGGAGAATGGCTTCCGACGATACCGCCACCATGTTGGTCAATTGAACCAGCGGAAGAGCATCCTACACACTTCACCGGACCACAATAATGACCCACAATACCACCGCTGTTATTACTTATCGGTCCATTTGAATGACAGTTCATGATAACATTAGTAGACGCGGTCGTATTATTTCCGAAATGTCCCTGACCGAACCATCCACCGCCATTTACGAGATGTGCCCCACCGGTTGCACGAATTTCGAGATTCATTACGTAAATATTATTGTATCCGCTTGTTCCGCCACCATTACCCGTACCATTTTGTATAAACCCCGCGTAATTCGTGATTCCGTCGATTGTAATCACCGGCCGCGTTCCATCTGGTTTGAGGACGCGGGACCCTATTTGAATGTTATCCGTAGTACATACAAAATAGCCGTTGTTGGCACCGATATTCGCGTCGATTGTTATATCTGTAACGAATTCGATGGTCAATACACCTAATGATGTGTTGGAATTATGTATATAACTATTCCAAAAAATTACTAACCAGTTTGATTGGTCGGTGCTGTATTCTACAATTTGGCCTACCGCAGTTTGGCGGATATATATAGTTGTTCCACCAGGCTGGGATAGCTGAGGACCACCTACCGCAAAACCCATCTCGCTCATCGGACCTAATAATAAACGCGGTTCAGTGCTGGCGTCGGCGGTCGTCCCGACCGTTTCGTGAGAAAGACCCTCCGAAAAAACATAACCAAACCCGCGTTGAATCGGATAAGGAACACCCTCCACTATAAGATGCCCTAGACTACTTGTCAAATATACTAAATAAGTATTTGAAAAAGAAGAAGCACCGCGGTCTTCATGCTCCGGTGTATCACCCACGACCCACCGCATCGGAATCGATGTCACATTAGCGGATAATCGAAGTCCCATCGCTTCAAATAATTCTGAACGGATTGTGGGTGTTAATGGAATCATGAAATATTCACTAATGTTTGTCGCGGTCATCGCCGCCCTTGATTGAATCCGCGTTTTTGCCTGTCCGACTTCAGGGCGAGAAACCAACCATTCGATACTTTCATCGGAGAATACATATGGGTATTGATGCGCCATAATCTATATTATTATAAGTAAATATAGATTATAATATCAAAAACGTGTAATGATGGATGCCTCGAGCTTCACCCATGTCGGGGGACATAAATCCCGCGTGTCATGCGAAACACCTGGACCGAACCAGATGCTCGGATAGCATACGATTTTCGCAGGATTTGCGTTGAAATACGCACCCCACCAACTGAATGTGCTATTGGGGATAATATTATGGTCACATACACTCATGAGAAGCATTTGCTGCCAATCTGCGATTGTATCTCTTACTAGATGAAATTGAATATCACGGCCGTAAGCAGGACCGTCGGGAACGGTCGCACATCGATGTTTCAACTCCTTGACATGTTTTTCCACAATTGCTTTATCACATGGTTCATAAAATACGAGGAATGAATAACAATCGGAAGGTGCGGTCGAAGCAATAATATGTGATATCGCGTTATAATAATAGTCTAATGACATCACCGGATGTATGTGTAAATTCTGAACACTATCACCAATCCTAAAATGTGTGCTTACAAGAATACGTTTTTTCATCGGATTTCCTTGATAATCCATGCTCCATTGTTCACTACCATATATATTTTTAATCCATGTTTGCTGCTCACGAAGTTGTATTATATCGCATATTTCGGTGTATTTATCTTGGAAATATTTCTCACTTTGAAAGTATCCTTGAAGCCGAAGTGGTTTGGTATATTTCACCGTATCTGTTGGAACTGCCGTGTATTGAAACCCAATTTCGTCCCATCGTGGCAAAGACTGAAACATCTTATCAGTTACACTATTGCTTGGTGTAAGATATTTACGTAACCCTCGTAGTAATGTTGTCCAATGTGTATATCTTGGATGTCCAGGATTACCAGGCAGTCTCTCGTAATTCATAAAAAAGAACGTGTCGCGGTTTCGAAGTGCTGAGGCAATCGTAGTGAATACTTGAAAGAGTTGGTTTCCCAATCCGCCCATGATGGTTATTGTTAGCATGCTATTATAATACAAATAATGGTCTTCATTTTATATTCCATTTGTTTGTTTGATGCGCGTGGTCGTGTGTGTGGTCGTATGTGCGTATTATGCCGTAATTTTGTGCCATGTATTCAAACATAAATCACTCGTATCGTGAAAACATAAAGCCGGACCAAACCATACACTCGGATAACATACGATTTTATCAGGATTTTCGTTGAAATACGCACCCCACCAACTAAATGTGCTATTCGCCATGATATTATGGTCACACAGACTCATAAGTATTAATTGCTCCCAGTCCGGAATCGTATCTTTTACGAGGTGAAATTCTATGTCATTTGCGTATTTCACAATCGCACTATCTGTTTGACAAAATAGTTTCAGTTTCTGAATATGTTGCTCGACAATAGATTTATCGCATGGGTCATAGAATACAACGAACGAAAATGAATTTTTTTCATGCTTGTTGTTGTTGGCATTTTGAATCACGTGTGAAATTGCTCTATAATAATATTCAATCGTCATAACCGGATGAACATTCACGGTTGCAGTGTAGTCGCCGATTCGAAAATGAGTCGAGACGATGACCCGTTTGTTTGATGAATCGTGATTACACCACCACTTTTCATTTTTGTATTGTTCTTTTATGTTTATTTTTTGTTGGGAAAGTTGTATCATTTCACAAATTTCAGTATATTTATCTTTGAAATATTTCTCATTTTGAAAATAGCCAGTTAAACGGAGTTTTTTATTTTTTGTATCTGTTGGAACAGGGCTGAAATTAAAACCTCGTTCATTCCATGAAGGTAAAGACTCTGTTTCCTTTAATGAAGTTTCGTTCAACGGTTTTACATAAGAGCATAATCCTTTGAATAATGTGTCCCAGTAGGTGTGTCGGTGATAGCCCGGATTGGCTCCTAGCTCATCATATTTCAAAAAAAAGAAAGTGTCGTTATTTCGAAGTGCGGTGGCAATTGCAGTAAAAATTTCAAACAGTTGGTTGCCTAACCCGCCCATAATATTAATTGTAATCATGGTAAATAGATGCTATATTGTAAATAGTATACTATCTTTAAGTGGTAGAAATGGTATATAAAGTGAAATAAATAAATAATAATTATGTATGTATTACTCGATTCTATTCCATTATGTTGCGCCGTTTTTCCGATATTAAAAACGCGATTTACATCAATCTCGATATTCGCACTGACCGGCGTTTGTTATTTGAAAAGCAGCTCGAAGACATACATTCTCTATACCCCGCCGATTTTTCATTTTATCCTGCGTCCCGATTTTCAGCGTTCTATCACGAAGAAGGTGCAATCGGATGTTCGATGAGTCATCTCGAATGTTTGCGTATCGCGAAAAACAATGGATGGGACCATGTTCTCATTTTCGAAGATGACGCACATTTCATCCATCCCGAAGTGTTGGTTCATCAAGTCGATTCGTTTCTTTCGCGGTTTCGAGATGAATGGGATGTTCTTTTACTATCGGGCAATAATTTCCCGCCATTTAAAATAGAGGCACCTGATTGTTTTCGGGTTGCGAATTGTCAAGTCGCGACATGTTACCTTGTATGTAGCCGATATTATGACACATTGATTAAGAATTTCGAAGAAGCGTTGGCCGGTCTTATAGCGAATCCTAAAAATAAACCAGAATTTGCATGTGATATGTATTGGAAGCGTCTTCAGCGCGAAGACCGATGGTTCCTGATTACACCTATTTGCGTCATTCAGCGTGCAGGGTATAGCGACATTGAGAAACAAGATGTAAATTACGAGAGAATGATGACCGATTTGGTTAAAAAGAGGCCACCACCACAGCGGCTTCGGTAGTTAGTCATCCGTCAAATACCTATCAACCACCCACCATCCAAAATCGCGGTCACTCGGATAATGATGTCCAGCCATGATACGTATATTCGCGCATTTCGTGGCGATTTCCATGACAGCTTGGGTTTTCGCAGGAAATTGTCGGGAGAGTATTTTCGCTAAATAATACGCCTGAACTGCGTGGCCTGATGGATAGGCGGGTGTTGCCGCGGAGTCGGAATGAAGTAGCGTGCCGTTTTTTTCGTTGATGAGTTCAGGCGCGATTTGTGCAGGACGTGCACGATTATACATCCATTTCAACATTTTTATGACGAAAATGACACGCGTTCCTGTCATGATTTTGTCCATCTCTTCCACGGTCATTTCGTCTGGTTTGATTACATTCGTAAATGCGGATGCAGGATTCAGGTCGGTCATGCGAAAAAACGAGACGTCGCTTGGCATACGCTTCATAATGTATTCGGTGACAACGATGTTCACCTCGCTACGGCTGTCCGGGAACGCCTTTCCGATTCCATATATCGAGAAATTGAAAGATGGATACCACCAGTAATATCGAGTGGGTTGGGCAAGAAGAACAATAATATAAGTAATCAATAACGCGACAAGGATGCGAAAATTGTCGGGGTCACGTTCTACAATATTGTAATGATAGTTACTAAATCTTTCTCGTAGTTCCATGACAGCAGCGCTTTCTTTTTTAGGCGGAGGCATCCCTATCCATTTTCGAAAATCTCTCCATTCTGGTATTACAAACATTTCTATAATATATACTACTTGAAGCATATATTATAGTATGCACTGCTGCGGCGACGGCATGCGGCGTTATTTATACGCGGAGAGGGGTGGGGAACCCGACGAGGTTGGCACCGATACCGAAACCAGCACCGGTTCTCGCAGAGACAGCAAGGCTTGGGACATAGGTATCCAGAATGCTGAAAGTAGCAGCGGCAGTAAGAGCAATCAATGCGACCTCATCAAAAGAAAGGCTGCGTTTAGGGATGGCGTAGGCTGCGATGGCGACCATGACACCTTCCACCAAATACTTAATAGTTCTCTTGACGAGTTCGCCTAAATCAAAAACACCGGACATTTGGATGATTTATTATAAATACTGATAAGAAATTAATATTAACGATGGCGATGAATAAAGTAAACGAAACGAAATAAATGCGTTAAATCACTTAAACAACTATGTTATACTATATTATAATTCCAGAACTCGTTGCTGAAATATGACCTCTCAAGTGAATACTCCCCCATCAGGCGTTGAATTAAAACACACTAAAACCGGTGAAGTGAATCCGAAATACATCGACCTTTTAGAGGAAGATAAACCTATCGCTGGTCAGAAATTCGCATGTCTTTCCTTTGTTTCACCAGAACATATTTTGAAGCAAAAAGACCATTTCTTCTTCGAGAAGTTTCTTCATTACTGGGACTATCAGAAGTCGATGGAGAAGTTTATCCAGTTCCTTAATTTTGTCTCCTTTAAGTATCATGTCAGTTTTGATAAGATGTCCGCCGATTTTCAGGAATTTGCTAAAGAAGAGAAGGAAATCCTTCAGAAAACGAACATCTACGATGAATACAAGACGTTTTTGGACAAGCACGAGGATGACCTTGAAAACGAATTTAACGAGAAGCATAACTTCCAGACATCTGTGCGCGGTTTGAAGGTGCGTGGTGTATTCGGCTCACAGAAGGAGGCGGAATTGCGTTGCCAGATGTTGCGTGAGGTGGATCCCAATCACGACGTCTTCGTCGGGCCGGTTGGATTGTGGGTGCCGTTTCATCCTGACGCGTATAAGACGGGTCGGGTCGAGTACATGGAGGAGACCTTGAACCAGTTGATGGCGGAGAAGAAGAAGAACGAGGAGCAGGCCAAGACCGAGTTTGATAAGCGTGTCAAGGAGACGAAGGCGAAGGCGATTCAGGAGAATATCAAGTTGGCGAAGGAGAGTGGAAACAAGCTCACGCAGATGTTGGCAACTGACGGCGAGACATTGGTGGATGCGAAGCCGAAGGAGACGAGTGCAGCGAGTGAGGGCGGCAGCGGCGCGAGCGAGGGAGTGGGTGGCGGTATCTGGAATAATGGCGATGATTCGTCGTCTCTCTCGATGACTGTCGAAGAGATGCGTAAGGAGCTCTTTGAAAGTGAGGACGTCGTCATGGAGAAGAATAACGACCACGGGTTGTCGCGGTTGACGGGGGCGGGTGATGATAATTAGGATTTGACATTTATCATGAATAATTGTGTAATATAAACCTACATAGTGTTTATATTACAGTAGTGTATTAGAGTATAATATGTGAATAATTATTTGCGTCTAGAATATTTCCTAAATTTGGAACCAACCTTCTTCATAGAACGAATACGTTTGGATGATTTCTTACGAGAATAACGACTACCTCCGAATAGTAACCGCCATTTCTCTCCATCTTGATTAACATCAACATATTTGCCTATTAAATCTTTTTTTGTAGATTCTGTCATCACTGTTCCATTACCGTCTAAGTACGTTGTCCACACTTTGAAAACATCTTTTGGATTTGATGAATTATATATTTTAGTATCATCTTTTGTTATAAACTTACCATTATCTACATACACAGAATTTGAATCTGCGTCAGTAATTTGTAACATTCTGGGTGTTGTGTCAGGTTGAGAGGGGGGGGGTGACGATAATGACGAGGATGATGACGAGGATTCGCTAGCCGGCATTAACCGAACAAGTAAACCTTCTGGTGGTAAAGTAAAGCTCATTTTATTTTATAAATTATTATAATATAAATATTTTTCTAAAGTTAAAATTTCAGTTTTAACAGTATTGCTTTTACACTGACTGTGCGACACAGTAATAATAATCTTTGAATACTGTTTTGTCTTTGACACTACGGCTCATTTTGGCGGCGGAGAAGCCTTCGGCGACAGCAGCTTTCGCAATCGTATCCCATGTCTTCAAGACCTGATTTGAATTGACAAGGCGTTTCTCGACTTTCTTACCGGTGGTTGAAATTTGGACACTAATCACCGGATTGGCCTGTCCTTGAATAACTGCTTGTGTCATCGTATAATAACTCTCTTTCAGAGCGAGACCGTAATAGCCTTCATTACTCGTTGTTTCAGCCCAAATCGTCGCCTTAAGTGCGTTCGGGCACGCATTTAGGTATGTCTTCAGGTTCTTCAAATCGGTTTCGCTTGGTGTCTGTCCCACAGAGATTTTCCATTGCTGATACTCTTTCAGAAGTGTAGAATTCAGGATTTTGCCGCGGTCGGAGAACTTACAGCACTCGAAAATAAAAGTTTCAACACTAAACTGTGCTGGATTTTCGGCTTCAGTTGCGATAACCTTCTTGTATTCCACTGTCTTCAACTTGATACCCTGATAGCCGTGAATACGTTCGATACGCTTGGGTTTGAATTTGACGTCCATATAATGCTTCAGTGCGTGGAAGGTCTCTTTTGCTGGCTTCGTATGCGACCAAAGACGAAACCGACCTTCAAGATTCACCGACTCTTCTTCGACATCGGGACGCACGATACAGCATGTCGCGACGAACTCGTCGAACTTTTTCGTCAGTTCATTTTCGGGGAGAAGAATGTGCTGGGTGAAGGGAGATTCATTTTCGCTTGCGACGATTTGAAGTGCTTGCGACTGTTGTGCGGTCTTCTCTTTGAGTTCATTGTTTGCTAGAGTGAGGTCGTGGATGGTCTTCTTTTTCGATTCGATGTCGTTGGCAAGCTTCGCATTTTCGGCTTCCAATTCTTCATTGCGTTGAAGCAGTTTGTTGAAATTTTCCACATTATACATTCTTGCGTGAATGATATCCTCAATATGTTTTGTCAAGCGGGCAATTGTAAAATTTGTGCTGTCATATGCGATGATTTCGGTTTTGTTTTTACCGGCGACTTCAATCGTGCGAAGTTGGCGTTTGATTTTTGGGTGGGCTTTGATATGGTTTTCAATTTCGACTTTGTTATGGACTCTAAATGCTGCGGCGAGGATGAAGTTCGTGTATTTCTTATGATGGTCAGCGACGCGGGTGGCGAGGTTGTTGGTGTGGCCAAACTTGATGAGTTTCTCATTTTCGGCGTTGGTGTTGTCGATGGTGCCGAAGTAAATACACTCAGTATTAACTGGGAACTGGCTGATGAGGGTTTTTTCGACGGCACGCTTATTTTCTTGGTTCAGGGTGCTGATGACTTCGTTCTTTTGTTCGAGCTGTGCGGCGGATTGTTCGAGTTGGGTGCGAAGTTCGCTGGTTTCAGTATCGAGTAATTGATGGAGTGTTTCTTCCATCTTCATGTAATACTCGTGGATTTCACCGGCTTTCTTGGTCTGTGCTTTAAGGCAAAGAAGTTTGAAGCATCGGATGGTGAGTTTGATGGTTTGCTTGTTGTGGCCACCATGTTTTTTGGGTTTGTCGGAACCGGATTTGTTTGGTGAATGAGGTAGTTGGTCTTCATCTGTTTCGGATGATGTGACAATTTTATAATCAACATCAAGTTTGAAGTTGGCTTCAACCATCGGTTTTACGTGCGCCTTTTGACTAAATCCTAACCATTTCCAAACGTGATCTAAATCAACTACAAAATCTGTATTCTTATCATAATTGAGGTAACAATAAAAGCTAGCAACAAACAATTGCTGTTCGAATGTGCTGAAGTTTTCTTGAAGTTTCGCAATGAGAAGATTGTTATATTGTTGTGACAACCTTGTAATCGGGTTTTTCTCGATGAGTTCAACAATGTTGAGGGTTGCCGAAGAGGCGGCGGAGGCAGAAGAAGCGGAGGACATCGTTATGAGCGTGTGTTATACTATGTATAGACGGATGTCTTTAAGTTGTTTTCGCGATGCGAAAATAAATGTTCGAAACCAATATTCGAAAACTAGTTAGACTGAAATCTTGCTCTCATATCGCCGAGAGCAAGATTTCATAAATTGGGTTAAAATGCTAATTTCGCCATCTTGCTCCTCCGAAAAGGGGAGCAACTTTCCCTCACCACTTACTCTTCTTCACATTTATCTTCGGTCCCTTGCTATTTTTCGCAGCATTAGGGTCATACGACTGCTCTCCTTCGTCGTCAGAACCGAGATTCTTCGATATTTCCCAGAACTCCTTACTACCGAGCTTGAATGGCCCGTGCTGTTGTGCCTTATACCAGAAGATTTGGTCTTGTAATTTGTTCGATTTCGCGTTATTATTGATGACCAAACACTCATAATTCTCGGTGCACTGGTCCATGACCTGACAAAAGCTCTCAAAAGTGGGGAACATACCCGCATAATTGTCGTAAATTCGCTTACGATTCGCAATATATGGCTCGCGGAGGATAAAAACGTAGTCGATATTCGTGCGGAGATTTGGAGGGATACCAAGGGGATATTGCATTGTGATGACTAACATGATCTTCCAATGACGCCCGTTCATAAAGAGGAGCCTCATCATCACGTCCTTCGTCCATTTGTTATCATACAGGCAATCATCCAACACAACGAACGTCCTTGGGTCAATGGACGACTTTTTATACGTATCCATTTCCTTTTTTACTTGTTTTAAGACTGCTTTTTGGCGCTTGAGAATATTCTCGATAATGGCGGTATTATACGCATCATGGATGAATAATTTTGGCACATGGGCGGCGAAAAAACCGTTGCCGGCCTCCGTTCCTGAGATAACCGTTCCGATGGGAATATCTTGGTGGTGAAACATCAAGTCCTGAACGAGGAAACTTTTACCGGTATCACGACGGCCGATGAGAACGATAACTGGACCCTTATTTTCATCAGGACGAAAGCTGATGGCCTTCATATCGAATTTGGCGAGCTCTAAATTCATAGCGAACTGGTGATACTAATGATAGATATTTTATTGCGACGGATTATACGAAGCCCGTTTAAAACCCATATAAAACATCTATCGAAGAATCATATCATTATATCGATTATCCATTATTTATTATTCAATATCCATTATTTAGGAAAATGGCGACATCGACATCGACATCGACATTTCAACTTCACTATCGAAAACACAAATACACACCGGAGAAAATCGATTCAGCAAAGTTGTATGATATTCAGAATTATATCCCGATTTATAGCCGTTTTTTTGATATCAACGAAACAAATTTCAATAGCATCCAACTGAATCAGAGGTATTATTTACAGAATATTATTGAACATCCGAGAGGTGCGACGGACGAAACCCATTCTACATCTCTAAATCATTTAGAAACTGTAATCGGTGATGACGCAGGAAATACCACTAATGTTCCAATGTTTGTGAAATATTCGCCTCTATTGGATCCGATACGGTATTTGTCTGGAAAATACGAAACTCCCGCCGAATCCACCCCTAAGACATCACTTCCTAAATATAATTCAACACCGGAAAACTGTGAAGAAAAGATGCTGAACACCAATAATTCATCTTATGTAGATGGGTTCTTTTCCTATTTGACAAGCCGCACTCTTCATACACATGGTATGGTTCATGGATTGGATTATTATGGTAGTTATCTTTGTAAGCAACGCGAGTTTTCAACGAACGTATTCGATGATATTGATTATTTGGCAGACTGTTCTTTTTTCAATACATACGAAAATCAGCGTTTCACAATTGATTATTCGCAGTTTGGCGACGATGAATCCAGCATGCGCGATAATAAGTGGCTGAAACTGCGAAATAAGTTGAACCCGGGTTTGCAAACACCTATCACTATTCTTGAAGATGTAATCGAATTTGAGCCGATGGTGATGAATACCGAAGCCGAGTTAGATACTACACAGACGACACCCAGCAAGTCCGAGAGCGATAGTCGCATGGTTGAAATCAACTTCAACGACGTTGAACCATCAAACGAAGTTATACAACCGAACAATACGAATACAAATAATAGTTGTGGTGCTTTGACTGACAGCGACAGCGAGAGTGATAGCGAGAGCAATACATCACAGTCGAATTCTTCTTATACCACGATTGACGCAGATGATGACAGTGATGATGGTAAAGCATCATCAACAGACGAAAATAGAAATGATGTCGAAGACAAAGACGATAACGATGACGACGACGGCAGTGAAGACGACGGCAGTGAAGACGACGACGGCAGCTATTCAAACTATAGCGACGATGAACAAATAATCGTAAAAATAAACGACTTTCCAATTCAAGCCATTTTACTCGAGAAATGCGTGAATACACTGGACCATATTATGATGCAGGATGAGCTCACAAAAGAAGAATGGACGTCGCTGTTGTTTCAAGTCATTATGACACTCGTCATTTATCAAAAGATGTTTGAATTTACACACAACGACCTTCATACGAATAATATCATGTTTATTGAAACCACCGAAGAGTTTATTTACTATCAATACGAAGGTCAGTATTACAAGGTTCCAACATATGGCCGCATTTTCAAAATCATCGATTTCGGCCGTGCAATCTACAAATTCCGCGGACAGCTGATTTGTAGTGACAGTTTTCACCCGAAAGGCGACGCTGCAACCCAATACAATTTCCCGCCATATTACAATCCAGATAAACCAACGGTCGAACCGAATTATAGTTTCGATTTATGCCGTTTCGCATGCGCACTCTTCGACTATTTCATTTACGATTTGCGTAAAGTGAATAAACTATGTAAATCTGACCCCATTATCAAGTTGGTTGTGAAATGGACAACAGACGACAAGGGACGAAATGTTCTATATAAATCAAGTGGTGAGGAGAGATATCCGGATTTCAAACTATATAAAATGATTTCTCGGTCGGTTCATGGGCATATTCCCTCCAACGAAATCCATAATCCGCTTTTTGATGAATACAAAATAACCCATAAAAAATATAAAAAACACGCTGCACTCTCTGCAAAATTCCTGAAAGATGGTAAAAATACGCACCTATTTATTGATGTTGATGGGTTGCCGTGTTATTGCGAGGCGTAAGCATAAAATACTAACCTTAACTATTTTCTCTGTTCCTGTGCACGCCGACGCCGATTTTCGAGAAAGCTCTCTCGGTGAGCAGGAGCTCCATTCTTCGCAATGAATTCGATTTGACGCATCGTCCATCCCATACTGCATCCAGAATGACCGATTTCCATATTATCTTGAACCAGTGTAACAAGGCGGTCATCGCCATAACTGAACATGAATCCACGGTCAGAAGGTGGACTGTAATTCGAAAGATGGGTCCAAACACTGTTCGGATCGACAGCGGGGTCGCTGCAGTAGTGACCGGCGCGAATAATCGCACGCATTCCATCGCGAATCATGTCTTCCGACCAACTATCGTTCATATACGATAGGTCGCATGCTTCAACTGCTTCCATTGTAAGAGGCCAATACTCAGCGGCAGCCGCCGCGGCAGGAGAGCGTTCCAATTCGACAGCGACAGATTCGGGGGCGACGACGGTGGCGGTAGTAGACATTTCGTTAATGTAACGTATATTCGTTCATGCTTTATCGTAATATAAACATAAACAAATCAATTTTATCTTTATATGTAGGTTACGCGGTTAAATAAGTATTTGAATATATATAGTAAAATATATATGAAAATGCCGCACGATACAATCAAAATCAACGGCGTCGCCTACGACATCACCGACTTTAAACATCCCGGCGGGAATATTATCAACTACGCGAAGAATTCGCCCGACGCGACAGAAATATTCAACGAGTTTCATCATCGGTCGAGTAAAGCGAAAAAGATGCTCCATTCGCTCCCAGTTTTAACAGATGAAACCGAATCTCTCGAACTCACGCAACAACAGCACGAAATGACATCCGATTTCCGAGAGATGCGAACCACCCTTATCGAAAAAGGATGCTTCGAACCTGACTATATCCATGTCTATTTTCGCCTCCTAGAAATCGCATTTTACTTTGGTCTAGGAACATGGTTTGCTTCATACAATATCTACGCATCCATTCTCTCGTTCATCGCATTTAAGACCCGCTGTGGCTGGGTTCAACACGAATGCGGACATCTTAGTTTTAGTGGATTGCGTAGGGTCGACCGTGCAATCCAAACATTCACGATGGGGTTCGGCGGAGGTGTTAGTTCATCCGTATGGAATTCGATGCATCAAAAACATCACGCTACACCGCAGAAAGTAAAGCACGATATTGATTTGGATACAACACCGCTTGTCGCCTTTTTCGACCGTGCGTTTGAAGACAATACGAATGGAAAGGTGAGTGCACGATTCATGAGTCGGTGGTGGATGCGACTTCAAGCATGGACATTCTTGCCCGTCGTGAATGGCATACTCGTCCATTTATTTTGGACGTATTATCTTCATCCAAAGAAGGTCTTTAAGCGTTTGTGTTCGGCACGAACGAGAGAAGTATATCTTGAAACCGCATTTGAAGCTGTATGTATGACCGGTTCTCATCTCTCGTTGCCCATCATTTTCTATTCTGGCGGTGTAAGTGGCGGCGGCATATTATGGTGTTATTTTCTATTGATGGTTGTTAATTTCTGGAATTTCATCTATTTGTTTGGTCACTTCTCTCTGTCACATACATTCACAGGAGTGATACCGGAAGATAAACATCTTCTGTGGTTTGAATACGCGCTTCATCACACCGTGAATATTTCTACAAAATCACAGCTCGTGACATGGATTATGGGGTATCTCAATTTTCAAATCGAGCATCATCTTTTTCCATCGATGCCTCAGTATAAAAATGCGACGGCGGCTCCGTATGTTCGTCGTTTTTGCGCGAAATGGGCCGACACCGTGGGTTTGAAATACGTCGAACATTCCTATACAACGGCATGGTGCTTGATGTTATCAAACTTGAACAAAGTTGGAAAACATTATTATGAACATGGGTTCGCCACGGATGGCAGCGAATCGCTTGCACCGGCACCGGCACAGGCAGAAAACCTTCATCTGGATTAAAACCCGGGCGTATCCACAAACGCTGCCGGTGCACTGGCCCCTCCGCCTACACTTCCGCCGCTCGTGCTACCGATATTCTCGAACTGATTCAAAATAAATACGGCTAAAATCGATGAGATGCAAACAACGATTGAATCGCGAACCAGAACTTTCACCGGTTTTTGATTGTCATGTTCTACGAACCGCATTTCTATGAATTTCAATAAAAAATACACGATGCCGACGGCGGCACCGATAATCGCTAATTTCGTCGTATTAAACATTCTTATCTACTGGGGATGTATATAGTTCTAAAAAAGACGTATATACATACGAATTCAATTATTTATTCCTTTTTATACGCAACGCGACGACTATGTCATGAATGCCATCATCACTGGTGGATAACAAAAGTACATGATAATACCTGCGATTGCTAAAAATACGAAAGAGAAAATGAAGATGAGTAAATCGATGATAACTATATTGTCATACCATTTTCCTTTATCTTCATCGCCGTCGGCCATATTTGTAATATACGACTATTTTTTATAACGCTTACGCTTACGCTAATACCTCAATATCGTCCAATAAAGGCGGTGCGTTGAGTTCCTGTATATCGTTCAGACTATGAATATCGAGAGTATCCAAGCGAATATCATCACCAATCCTTAATCTCCCAGAATCACCTTCATCGTCGTCTGCGTCATCGTTGTCATGTGTCATATATTCGTTCTTTCTCTCGGAAGCATCTGTTTCAAAGGTTCGCACTTGATTCTCTCCGAATGAAATTCCGGAACCGCCACTCTTTACAGTGTCATTATCATCATTAATTCTATGACTGCTATTGGTATCATGTGAATCAACTGACGATGCCGAGAGAATAGCAGACGCTCCATTTAATTCACCAACAAAATCAAGTTGGTCGATTGTTGACGATGATGCGTTATCAGACGCATTCTCGCCGTTCTCGGCACCGCCATCGCCGCCGCCAACCCTGTCGCGATGACGTCTTCGGCGTGTGCTTCCATGATGCTGGCGTCGCCTTGCCGAGAGATTAGCATCCTCTTCCGAGATAATCGGCTCTTGTTGAATCACCTCCTCATTTTCTGTGACTTCCACTACGTCTTCAATCGTATCTTCTAAATACATCTTAATAAGCTCCTCCACCGGTATATTATCGCGAATCGTATTATAGATACATTCTTTAACGATAATCTCAAACTCGCGATTATTACGCTGTGTGTGAAGGGGCTGAATCCCTCTCTCGAAAATATACACGTTGGAATACACTTTTCGTGCAGTATTCACATAAATCTTATGAATGAAATCCGCCAATTGAGGAATCTTGATATCCACCTTCTTCTGTTTATTACCAACACGCATGACCGTCATACACTTCAGATGAATAATATGGACACATGTAATCAAATCCTCTAAATACCCGCATGTGCTGCGTTCCTTGATTCGCGAGGTCTCTTCCTTGATAATGTTTGGGTTCCATTTCGGAACTCTCGAGAGAAGATTCTGAAACGTCATCAAATATTTGTCTTGTTCTTTATTTCCAACACACAACTTCACAGCTTCGTCAAAAATTGAGCGTATGCCTTCTTGGATGAGTGGCGTTAGAATATTGACAAGTCGAGACGCCCATTCATTCTTGGATTCATAAAGAGAAGTAACCGAATAATCGTCCATCGTATGTATGATGAATGCTCTTCTAGACTTTACATAAATGAAATATTTTCTAAACTGAGATTACAACGAAATACTATAAAATGCAGAAAATAAAATAGCAAAAGTTTCTCGTTTCTAAACTCTTTTCGAACCTTGTCAAACATAATCAGCAGTTCGTATCTACGAATGTCAATCATGTCGGGATGTGTATGTATAAAATCGATGACATCGAGGCCACTATAGCCTTGTTCATACAACGAAACGGACAAATCGAGTATTTTTTCATACTCTTTACATGTGGGGGTCGTTATTGCACCGTCGTCGCTTTCGCTGTGAGAACCTCCCCGTAAAAAACTCGGGTGTATCGTTATCAATTCCGAAAGCGTGCTTTCTCTCGACTTCAATATTTTATTCGTGTTACACGCCTTATCTGCGAGATAGGTATGAAGATTAACGGCGACGTCTTTTGCGTCTCTATCATTCGCTATCGCAATCGTAGGCGGTGGAATATATATGTCGCAAAATCTTGACAAAATCGGTTTCAATAGACTATCTTTATTTTCAACAATAATAAAGAATCTCGTAGAAGAACTGAACAATTCGATACACCTGCGTAATGCGGATTGTGCGTCAATCGTCAATTTATCTGCGTTTGTCAAAATAACAGACTTAAAAATTGTTCCTTCTTTCATGTCGATATTTGTCTTTGCGAAAAACTTTAATTCCTCACGAATAAATCGGATTCCTTTTCCATGTGCACAGTTGGCCTGCATCACGTAGTTTTTTATTGCGGTTTTATCGCCGTTGTATATCGAATGAATAAATCGGTTCAATATAAACGTTTTCCCAGACCCATGCGGGCCATAAAATATAATGTTCGGGATTTTGCGGTTGTCAATAAAGACCTTCAATTTCGTATGAATATTATTATGGATATCTTGTAATTCTGGATTCTCGGGGATTTCGTCGTGGCTTGTCATTATTACAACGACTTGTTGTAATAATGAGAATATATTGTTTAATTCCATTTCACGCATCGTTAAAAATTAATCACTTGGTCATATGGCTGAACATTCGACAATTTTCCTGGCATATTGCTTTTTCCGTCATTAATTTCGCCTCCTGCCTCGCCGTCTGTATAATAATAATTCGTAGTATAGTAATAATTTGTCGGTTTTGATGCCGCATAAAACTGCGATTCTTCTTCATACCCTTGTCCATTATACATACCGAGATATGCTGTTGCAGCAGGCGACCCATCTTCATAATAATATGCATTACGGCGGTCGGTGCGTTGATTACTCGCGGGGTCATTCGGGTCAATCCAGTTGCCCATCGTGCGAATTATATTTCCGGCAGCATCGCGAATCGACCCGAACAATCCTGGACCTTGACCTTGGCCTTGGCCTTGGCCTTGGCCAGGTGGGACACGCCCCGGTCGACCATAACCGCGGAAGTTGCGCGTAATACCGCGGCGGTAAATATCATCTTCATCCAGCTCCGGTGCACTCGCATCTCTCGCAATATCATCGTATTGTGTGCGTGTCGACGCGAGCAGATTCTTCTCGATTTGTGTTCCATCTGGCAAATACGTCGCCCAACGCGTGACTTTCAAGCAGTCGGCGTCAATACGGCACGCATCCGAACCGGTCTGACCGGGATTGTTACACTTCCATGGGCATTTACGCATAAGCAGAATATTATTTCCGTCGGCTGATTTGACGACGTTGCCGCTTGCGTCCAAGCGAAATATATTCTGGCAGTTGCCTTCGTTGCTCGACAGAGTCGATGGTTCAGCACATTTACGCACATGTCCGTCATCACCATAACGCCAATTTGCCCCGTCATACCATGAATCAGGGTGACTCGCAATCAGGCGGTTACGGCGGGCAATCGCCACATCATATTTCAGCTGAGCTTCTGTTCTCGCGGTCGTGGTTGTAGCAGCACGAAGTGCCTTATATGCACTTTCATACTCTTTCTGTGCTTCAATCGCCCAGTTCATCTGGCGTTTCACGTCGGAAATCAGGACGGATGAAGCAGCCGCGGTGACATAAGTGGTTCCATCACTTGCGGTTCCGGCGGTCGTAGGAGTGCCGGTGCTTACCGCAGTTGAAGCTCTCGGTTCAATAGCTGGAAGATTAAACTCACCTTGGTCAAGAACGCCGCCAACTGCGTTGAATGTTCCGCCGAGAGATGGAGCAGGAGTACCCTTGTATGTCCGGATTTTCGCCTGTGTAATCGATGTTCTTGAAGCGGGTGTTTGAAGACCAGCAATCGAGAGACGAATTGGCGTATCTCTCGGTAAAGCCCCACCTATAGTAAATGCGACAACATTGACTCCACCTCCGTATGTATTGATGTCCGATGTAACAACTCCTGCATCAGAAATAGTGGATAATGTGCTTTGAAGTTGTGTCGTCGGGTTTGTCCAACTAAACGAAATTCCCAAATCGACATTCGCTGTTCGGGTTACATATGGCACTTGGACAAGGAAAACATCCCCCGATGCCAACGCGTTTGTAAGCATAATGGTCATCGAAAATGTTGTCGCGGTTCCGGTATAATTCGGAGACAACTGCGGGCTTTCCGTTGATATTTTACGGCACGTAATAAATGCCGCCTCACCTCCATACGCTGTAGTGTCAAAAATACGCAATCGTCTCGTTGCGTCAGAAGGCCACAAATTCACGAAAACAAGAATGGGTGAAACACTCGATGGTTCGGCACTGCTGGAGAGAGATACGTTGGCCAAATCAGTTCCTGGTGCAGTAGTAGCCGAGAGAGGGTTGATTTCGGCGTCCTTCCATTTAAGCCCAGAAAGTTCGAGCGAGTATTTTCCGGCGGCCATAGGATTCACGGTTTGTATTGTGTATCTAATCACGAAATAGCCGGCATCCGGTTGACCATCCGCAGCGACGCTTGCAGCTATTCCACGGTTATTTTCAGCGGTGTCCAAATTCGCACCAGTTCCACTCGACGTTCCAACGGTCGCGGGTAAAGGACCGGTATAAGCACGCATCGTCACAGATAATCCCGTAGCGTCAGTATTCTGAATATAGTAAGTTGGCACTTTGATTGTAATGACTCTTGCGGCTGCGGCACCCGTTCCATCACCAGTTGCACCACGTAATTCCGCGGTGGTAGTAAATAAAAACCGAAACATAGTGGCGGTGTTTTTAACGTATGAGCATTGATTTATCAACAAAGAACCATCGGTTCGTGAACCCTGTGTATTCGTCGGCGAATGAGTGCTCTGCGTTCTTACTTCTCCCAAATATCGCACATGGTCGTTCATTGTTAGTCCTTCGATGACCCCCGTGCCATATCCTTCCGACGGTGCAATCCAACGACTAAACCCGCCATTTCGATAGGTGCGCGACACCCAAACGCTGACTAATATTACTAAAATGAGAACGAATATCACCGTGTATTTGTCTTGGAATAATTCACGGAAGTTCATTTGTTCTAATATTATAATGTTATAACTATAATAATGTTATAAAATTATATATTAAAAAAGGCACAAACTGCCTGAGAATGAGCGTTATCTAATACGTCTGAAGACTATGTGTGTATGGGTTCTGTCTAAATGCGTTCAGGATGTCCGGCTGAATTCTCTCGTTCAGTTTTCCTTCATCGTAGCTTTGAGGCATCGTCATCTTGCCATAAATATCGATACTGGGGATAGATGATGGAGCATTTGTCATGACCATCGCGCGGTTATTCGCACGGTCGGCGTCGATGCGGTCAATTTGAACATTCGTATTCGAGTTGAAGAGAGACATTGAACCATGGTTCGTTATATTCTTATATGTCTTATTCACATTATTGTGCTGGTTATACGCAGCGTTATATATTCCATTCCCCATACGTGTTGCGGCACCACCTGCCGTTCCTAAATAATCGGTGCTGGTCGTCGCACGTTCGGTATCAACGGGTGTGTTCTGAGAGATTAAATAACCTGCCGCAGCCTGGCGTTCTACATTCAAGTGGTCAAAACCGACCAAACCTACCGTTGTCTCCTTGATTGTGGTGGGTGCACGGTCGGCTGGATTGAATGTTGCAGTCACAGCAGCAGGAACCGGCATACGCGCATTCTCGTAAAGTCGAGCATTCCCGACCACATTTTCCTTACGAGATGGTTTCAATACATCCAATAACGGTGCAACAACCGCCTTAAGTGCACCATGAATTCCACCCATCTCGTTGGGGCGAACAGTCGTCCGGTTATTATGCGTGAATTTATAGCTCATACGACCAAAGTCGGCTTCTGTCGCAGTATTTTTCTCCGCAGCATAAGGATTAATCATCGGCTTTCCGTCATATGTCTGGCGGCGCGTATCTTCGAAATTCTTGGGAGCATACATTGCACTACCTCCATCCGCAGGTGCAGTTGCACCGAAATATTCCGTCGTCGTCGTCTGACGGTTACTCTCTCTATCCATTTCAATCGCTCGCTGTGTTTCACCCTTCTCAGCACCGGTAGTGGTGAACCAACGGTCGGGTGTATTAACAAAGAATGTATCCGGTAGATGCTTCTCCATTCGTCCTAAAGTCGCCGTGGTTGGTGCGGTTTGAATGTAATGTGCTGCAGGACCTTGGTGACCTTCGAGAGAATACGACAGCTTAGGATTCGTCTTAACGCGTAATTCGTCCACACCACGGTCAATCCATTTCTCTCGAGCTTCCATTCCTGAATTAAATCCGAGCGTCCCTTGTGCGCTATATCCTTGGTCTAAACCAGGTCCAACACGCACTTCCTCCCACGGCTTGACATTCGCGATTTTCATGCTAGGAAGGACGCGTGACTGATAGAAGTCATTCTGGTTCGGCATACCATTCGGGTGATGCATATTTTCCTGAGGGCGAAACAGGGGGGCCTGTTCTGTTTTGCTTACATATTGCGACCCTCCACCAACCTTATTATCAAGGACATTCTCATGCATATTCGCACCGGTCGTCAATCCACGCACTTTCGCACCATAATAAGGCTCCATATTGTTATGGGTAAATGCCATAGGGTCGATTTGGGCTCCCGTAAGCGACATGAATCCATCCTTGCTGTAATTATCGCCAAACTGTGTGTCTAAACCTGCTCCTACGACGCCGGTGATAGCGTTCACCCCCCCCGTTTTGGGAATGATGTCCTTTTTATCGTTTGAATTGTCACGTCCTCGTTCAGCGACACCGCGAAGAATGCCTACACCTCCGACACCGCCAGCAACTCCCGCCGACATCTTATCATAATCCACATTATTCGCATAATATCGGTCGGTGTGAGCATTCGGGTTCTTATATTCATTCACGTTTGTGCCGGTATTTGGGCGAATCACCGGATAATTTGTAATCGGAATACTCATATTCGGCAAATATCTGGCATTATTCGCATTTGGATTACGGTAGCCCTCGCTCACATCTCCGCCTGATTTTCGATTGGATGCGATATAAGCTGCTCCAAGACTGCCTAATATTAATGCGATTTCGGCCATATGTTATTTCTATGTTACTGGTATTATTATATATATTATTCTAATACATATAATATTGTAATACATATAATATTAGAGATTAGACCGTCTACAATTATGAAAACAGAGCAGTCGTTCCGCTAAACTGGCGAATATCGCCTACAGCCTGAATACCGTCGCTGCTGCCTCCGCCTTCCCCTAAACTAGCTATTCCACTTTGATTATCCCGACGTCCACCAACCATTCCTTCTACTGCTGGATTACGATTGGAGGGATGAACTGCGATATACGTATCATCTGATATACTCGGAACAGTCCTTTGTGAAACAAACCGGTCCTTTTCGATAATACGGGTATTCATGTTATTAAAGAAAGGCATAAACACGTTTTCCTGAGGGTCAAAGTGAAGCATTTTCCAGTTGTCTTGTTCGAGGTCACGCAATATCCATGCGGGGTGTGTGGCACGTGTCTGTTCAACTGAGCTGCCGCCGCGTGTAGGGCATCGTATCATTTCGTTTGTGCGTGTAGCGACCGATGAGCGTTCATCATGATGATAGTTCTCCACGGAGTCGCGGTTCAATCGACGCGAGAGACCGAATAATTCCGCCTCAACATCCACCGAATTTGTCATGATATTTCCTGCCCAAAATTGTGCGCGAACATAAGGGTCCTCATAATATAATGGTTTATCTCCTGGACCAGGAACATTCAAACAATAACGGCCGACATCGGTCGATTGTTGAAGCTGTTTTTTAATACGGTCTGGGTCGTCGCGAAATCTAGTAAATGACATACGAACGATGACGATGACGATACGATACTTATATGATTATTATATCAATGTAAAATAAAATTAACCTAAACACATTTATATAAAGGATGTAACAATACAAATGAATTTAAATATTCAATCCAAACCGTCTAAATCTTATACGATATGTCTCAATATGATTGTAAAAAATGAATCCCATATTATAACGAAAACACTTGAAAACCTTACGAGATATGTCGATTTTGACGCTTATTACATATCTGATACAGGTTCAACAGATAATACAATGGAACTCATTCGCGATTTCTTCATCAGAAAAAACATCCCTGGACATATCGAACAAGTTGAATGGAGAGATTTCGGCTTCAATCGCACACTAGCACTACAAATGGCGTATAATAAAACCGATTATCTCTTTATATTCGACGCAGATGATACTATCCACGGCGATTTTCGGATGCCACGCGAGCTTACCCATGATGCATATCAATTAAAATTAGGCCAATCCTTTGTATATTTGCGAACGCTCATTGTAAATAACCGAAAACGATGGCGTTATGTGGGCGTGCTTCATGAATATATCGCGTGTGTTGATAAAGAAGAAAGCTCACAAACAATACAGGGGAATTATTATGTGGAATCTGGGCGTGTGGGGAGTCGTAGTCAAGACCCGAATAAATATATCAAGGATGCGGAGGTGCTTGAGCGCGGATTTCGAGATGAAGTTGCGGCTGGCGACACTGGGCGCGGACTCGCCGATAGATACGCATTTTATTGTGCACAAAGTTGGATGGATGCCGGCCCGCAGTATATCGATAAGGCGATTGAATGGTATCTTCGGGTTCTTACGCAAAATAACTGGAATCAAGAAAAGTATTATAGTGCTCTATGTCTTGGCAACCTCTATTACAAAAAATATGACAAATACAACTCGATGAAATACTTTTGTGCGACGATGGAATATGACGAAGAGCGGATTGAAGGTATTGCGACTTTAATGGAGAACCTACGAGCAGATGGAAATCACGTATTAGTGAATGCGCTTTATCATAAGTATAAAAATTATAATAAGTATCCGCAGAATAAACTATTTATTTCCATCGATAAGTATAACGATGTTATCGAGTATAATAATTCTATATCCGCTTTTTATATTTCAGATAAGCGAAGCGGCTATGAATGCTGTAAAACTATACTGCGACACAATATTATGCCATTTCATTATATGAGCTCCACGTATAGCAACTTTATGTTTTACCGCAATTTTTTCGAAGAGGAATCGTATCCTGAATTATTGCGGTTATTTTTCGTCGTTGACCATTTTCTCTCGATGATTGCGTCAAAAAACGATAGCTTCAATGACGACGACACCGAAACATGGAATCGTCTCTTTTTAAAAGTGAAGGATTCACTGATTGCTCCATGCCAACTCATTGCGAGGACCGTTGCAGCCTGCAGGGTTGCTTCTGACCGATTGTGCGAAGTATTTCACCTTTTACGTTCATTAGAGAAACTTCCTTATATCGACAAGCATATACCAATGTGTGAAATGACCGAGGAAGCAAGAAAAGTCATTGTAAAACGTAACCGAACCTCTCCGCGAATTATGATTACATTCACAACGTGTAAGCGTCTCGACTTGTTTCAACAAACGGTGAATTCCATATTAAACATGTGGCATGATATTGATAGCATCGATTACTGGTTTTGTGTCGATGATAATTCGAGTCAAGCCGACCGTGAACAAATGAAGATGATGTATGAATGGATTGATTATTATATGAAATCTCCATCCGAAAAGGGACATCGTCCGAGTATGAAAATCATATGGAATAAACTGAACGAATTACGCCCAGAATATTGGATTCATATGGAAGATGATTTTCTATTTCATACGCCGGGTAGTTATATCCAGAAAGCCATGCAAATGATGACAGATGCACGAAATTCCGGTTATAATGTGCGGCAAATATTATACAATCGTAATTATGGCGAGACGATACAAGATTATAAAATACAAGGACATCGTATATTACGCAGTATGAAATACGAGGTTGCACTTCACCAACACAAGCATGTAGGGAATGAAGTCAGTTATCCGAACTGTCATTATTGGCCACATTACAGTTTTCGTCCGTCGTTAATCGATGTTGAGGCAGTTCTTACGGTTGGAAATTATGATACAACAAATCAGTTCTTTGAAATGGATTACGCGAATCAATGGACGCGTCTCGGATTTTTGTCCGGGTTTTATAATCAAATTACGAATCGACATATTGGACGTCTAACTTCCGAAAGAAACGACAAGACGATGCCGAATGCATATGAATTGAATGGCGAGAGTCAGTTCGTTGCGACGACCATACCCGATATTTGCATAACACCGGTTCATATACCTCCATCGCCGATGCCAACACATAAAACGAAATATATTTCGTCGCTGCCATTTGATGACGGGTTTGGTGCGCAATATCAGCGATTTATATGGACATGTTTTTACGCAGAAGAGTGCGAAGATGCGATATTTGTATATAAAAGTCCAACGAAAATCGCTCATAATTATACCGGTGATCCAGAGTTTAATCAACAAATGGAAGAACTTATGAATATGAAACCGCACTATGTGAATTATGAAACGATGGAACAAGGTCTTCGTTCGTTGGTCATGACACCCGACTTTTATGATATCTTTAATTATGTTGAAAGAAATATAGACGCATGCATGAAGAGTAAAAGTATGATGCGAATCAAACAGCATTATTGGCAGAATAAAAATCGAAACGCCGAGAGATTGCGAGTGTTTCATATCGTGTCGGATACGGCCTACACTCATCATCTGGCGGTGCATATGAGACGACCGAATTGTGATGATACCAGACCTAATGGCGGTGAAGAATATACGAATGAATATTATATCCAGTCCCTTTTAAAAATACGCGGCACTTATTTGAAATACAATCCGAATCATCGGTTACAAATCCACGTGTATTCACAGGGTCAACCAGATAAATTTGCGAATTTGTGTAAGCATCCAGTCATTGGCAAAGACATAATGATGCATCTGGATGATAATACCCAAGATACATTTATTGGAATGACGGTGGCTGATATACTGGTTACGTCCGCAAGTTCGTTTAGTTATATCGCTGCATTTTTATCGGATGGTGATATTTATTACACCGACTTTTGGCATAAACCATGTAGTTCGTGGAATAAGTTAGACAAATTGGTTTGAACACTGTTTTTATTCTAATCGTATAATAACAGTATCATAAAAGTATCATAAAAGTATAACCAACATGAAACGACAAGATAAATATGTTGACACCGACGAACACGATAATTATGGTGATTCGGGCTTTTTAGCTTATCGTGACATCGCAACCAATGATTTTCGTAAAAGTGAAAAAGATTCCAAAATTCAACTCATAAAAAAAATGCTTGAACTTCGTCATAACATGAAATACAATAAACATTTATTATCGGTATATTTGAAGGCGAAATCATTATTTGATACGATGGTGGATGAGCATCGAACACAAATAACCTATTTAGAGGAAATCTACAATCACATAAATGGTATGATTCGTGAAACTCGTGATAAAACTACAATGACAACTGAACTTTTTAAAGATAAAAAGCGTATTGGACTATTACTGAAAAAAATGCGAAATAGTTATGAAAGACTAACAAATGTATATACGGTAATTGATGTTACAGTTCAAAAAATGAATGAGATGATTGCGTCGATTGAGGAAGACGATATAACTGATGCTGAAGAGGACGATGATGCAGGCGAAGACGAAGAAACGGAATTGAACGAAGACGATGACGAAGACGAAGACGACGACGAATACGATGACGAAGACGATGACGATGACGAAGACGAGGACGAAGACGATGACGAAGACGATGACGATGACGAAGACGAGGACGAAGACGAGGACGAAGACGATGACGAAGACGAAGACGATGACGAAGACGACGAAACAGAATTTATGGACGAAGCAGACGAAGCAGACGAAGCAGACGAAGCAGACGAAGCAGACGAAGCAGACGAAGACGAAACAGAATTTATGGACGAAGCAGAATTAGATGAAAAGGACAATAACGGACCTTTCATAATGGTATTCTAATCACGGGGCAGTATTCCCGTTTTAGTAGAAAGGCATACATATTTGTTGAACAAGAAAACTTGCGTTGAATCAACCATTTTCGACAAATCCTCTGAAATATACGTAACCAAAATGTTTTATAAATCGCTACCATTTCTTCACCCGGATATAATGTAATCGGTTCTATGATTTCAATCGTCGCGTTATAAAATTTTGAGAGAACCTGTGAGCTGGCAAACAATCCATTCGAATACGTTGAAAAGTCAAAGTCTATGGTATATAAACAAATATAGTGGTCTTTTATTTCAGGCGAACTTGAGTGTATGTCAAACCCATGAATCACAGTATTGAATTTTTGACATAACCCTATTTCATAGCGGGACATATACAAATTATTGACTGAGAACGAACAACTATTATGAATCAATTATGAATCAATTATGAATCAATTATGAATCAATTATGAATCAATTTTATAATATTTTGAAATATATATTATCATTCGCGTATTTCTAATATATATTATGTCATCGTTCATCAACAAGATGTTCAATACATCTTTTTTACAAAACAAGTTTGTATTATACGCAAGCTTATTTGTCGTATTATTCAGTATCGTTCGTCATATATCTAACCGAAACATCAACGCGGTTGTTCTGATGGCATTAATCGGACTTGTTACATCTTACTTTAGTAAAAATATGATCATCATTTTATTGACAGCATTTTCTACTGTTTTTCTTCTTGAAATGATAGGCTCACAGGGTGTGGAAGGAATGGAAAATAATAAAAAGGATACAACAATGGAAGGCAATGCGAACGCAGACGATGACGATGACGATGAGGCTGAGGCTGAGGCCGAGGCCATTGCAGACAAGAAAACAACAAAAGAAAAACAAACAGTGAAGAAAGAAGCCAATACAACATTACATGGAAAGAAAGACAAACCGAATAAGACAAAGCAAGGTATGGCTTCATTATCTCCCGCAAGCTATGACGGAGAAGAACACGGCGATGACGACAGTGAAAACGCACACCGTGCTAAAGAAGCGAATCGCATCGACTACGCATCTACGTTGGAGGAGGCATACGACAATATAGAAAATATTATCGGTGAAGATGGTGTTCGCGGTTTGACCGACCAAACTAAATCTCTCATGAACCAACAAAAAGAACTGATGAACAATATGAAAGAAATGGGACCTTTATTGAAATCTGCCGAGAGTTTTATGGAGCAACTTACCGGGAACGGAGGAATCAAGGGAATCACCGAAATGTTAAAGGGATTCGCGACACCAGGCGGCGGCAAGAAGTAAATATGACATTTATTATGAATAGTAGCGTATCTTGTGGTGCCCATTTACAGTTATAGTAAAATAAACAAAGGGTTCGCCGATATACAAACAATCCGTATATTGTAGCGCACGTTTCCAATAATCCCAATCCTCTTCGCGTGGAACAATACGCTGTAGTCCTGTCTTTTTTACGATTGAGTGATGAATTATTACACTAGAATTCGCAATATAATTGGTCTTACGAACCATATCAAGATTAAGTATCTTATTCTCATACTCTTGGTGTAAAGATATTATATTAAAATCCAATTTATCCATCGTTATACTGCGATGATTTATCATATACATGTTTGTAGTTGAAAACAATATGTTTTTGTTTTTCATCGCTTCTAATTGTTTTTCGATTTTTGTTTCAAGATAAAAGTCGTCATCGTCCAAGAATGCTATCCATTCTCCTCTCGCTTTTTCAATACCATAGTTGCGTGTCATTCCTTGTGCCGCAGATACTTTATGTTTCACACGCATATTCTCTGGTAAATGAATAATCGTGGTTTTTTCATACCTTTCAAGCTCGCCCGAATAATACCTTTGGTCAGTTGAACAGTCGTTGATTACGATGACTTCAACATTATTATATGTATTTGCGAGCACACTTCGAATGGAATGATTTAGCAATTCATAACGATTATAGGATGGTATAATCACGCTTACTAAATCGGCGACGGGCTGGTCTTGTTCGGTGGATGCCATATTTTATATATCATTAACAGCAAGTTTGTTTTATGCTATAATTATTATTCAAAACTAATGAAATAATAATGAAATAATAATGAAATAATAAAATGTTATAATAATAACAAGCTTATCGCGTTTGATATTATTATTTATTTGAATACTTATTCGTATGGCTCGTAGATGTCCGCCTGGTGTATTTTGTTTTGAAAATGTTACGTTGGTAGTATTCGCGGTTATTATGGTTATTGTCGGTATTTATGCACATTCGTATTTTTTCGGTCATCGTGGCGGCCATGCCCACGCTCACCACGGCCACCACGGCCACCACGGCCACCACGGCCACCACGGCCCCGTATTGATTGCGTCATCCGACCCATTGGCTGATTCGTTGGATTTCGGTATCGGCGGTCCTTCGTCAAACCAAGACGTATTATTAAACCCATATGTGCCGCCTCTTCGCGATAATTCAGTCGGCGCAACCCGACCGGTTTATGATATTCGTGGCGGGGTTGAAACTATACATTATGGCGGGATGGACACATACGGCGGTGGCGGTGGCGGTGGCGGTGGCGGTGTTCGCGTAAATGTCCCAACCCGTTCGGTGGATACAACCTATCGCCAAGTGGGTATTCTTACTCGCGGTGGAGGTGGTGGCAATGGCAGCGGCAGTGTTCCATCCTCGACATCTTCACAAGAGACGATACTTCCTTTAATTGGACGCCCCCTATTCACAAACCGCGACAAGTGGCAGTTTTATACACTGAGCGACAAAAACAATGCTATTAAATTACCGGTGATTGTCAATGGAAAAAGCGGAACAAATGAGTATGGCTGTAATAATGTGAGCACCGGCGACATGGTGTATGTTGAAGGTTACAATGACGCGTTTCGTGTCACCGCATATGATAGTGCTTCATTACGATATTTGCCGTTTTAACAATCAATATTTACTTTACTGTTTTTATCTATTTTTTGAAAGTATTTGTGCCGACGCAGTTGCTGCTGCGGTTGCTGACACTTTTGCCATGAGTTGTCTGCTATACTCCACTTCCTTTTCATGTTCTTTATATTCTTCCGCTTTTTTCCTTGCCTTTTCTTCAAGGGTCGCCATGTCTAACTTATTATATAATTCCGTTACCTTTTCAACGGTGTCATCAACGAATGTATTTTGTCCGGTCTCTGTATTTTCGTGTCTCTCTAATATTCGCGTTGATGATTCTGGTTCCGGAATATATTCAGCGGAATCCGTGCCCCAACCCATAAAATGAACTAGATTTATATTCTTAAGGTCTTTTGACTTGTCATCGAATATAAATTTTCGTATTACATATGCCTTATAACGTTTGCCGAATGATGATTCAATCGCATCAATTTCTTTGATTTGGTCTATCATCAAAGGTTGTAGATTGGGGTTTTCAGTAGTGGCAGACGCATCTTCCTCTGCCGGAGGTGCCGTCGCCACACCCGCCCCATCCACTAGTGTTTCTGTAGTTCCTTCTCCAGTCGATGTGGTTCCTGTTTCGTCGTCTATTTTTTCTTTGTCACCCGTGTCTTTGTCCTTGTCTGCGTCCTTGTCTGCGTCCTTGTCTGCATCCTTGTCCACGTCCTTGTCTGCGTCCTTGTCCGCGTCCTTGTCCGCGTCCTCTGACTTCTTCTCCCCAGACTCTCCAAGTTTTGATAACTGTTCCATAAAACCATTCATATTCGACGTGTTCTCCAAAGTTTCTGTTGTGATTGTTACTATTTTGCCGTCCTTTTCTAACGTCTTCGCTTTTTTAAGCAATTTAATTGACGGCATAACACCATCAAAACGCAAGCAATCACCGTTGGCTCCATTCGGACCATCACCAAGCAAATTCAATAACTTAAAGAACTCCTTTATTATCCGCGGTGGAATCACATCCTTTTTATCGTCGAAGAATGTCTTCAATTGCGTAAATCCATACAATCTCTCGGAATCCTCAATTTTATACGAGAAACCCAAGACGCTTCCTTTAAAATCATCATATCCGTCCGACTTTGCGAACTCGGGATTTTGTAATAAAGAAGATAGCATGAGGAAGACATCCAACGCGGATTGTTTACTCTGGTCCTTATCATCTTCAAGGCTTAAACGTGCCTTCTCGAGAGATTTTTTAAGGGTTTGAATTGAAACAACCTTACATCCAATACTTAGATTAACGATATAGGTATTTGATTCATCGACGATTTTCTTTACTTGTGGGTTGTCGCTGTTTGCCGCAGCGGCGACTTTCAGTGCATCCTTCTTCAATTCAGCAGGCGTCATCGGGGCTATTTGTAGCCTGAACTCCGACATGTCGATTTTGTTGGCCTTGTCGAGGTTTGTCAAAAATTTCGTCGTTTCGATGGAATACGGCTTAAAATCCATTTCTTTACCCTTGATTTTATACAAACGTTTGGAATCTGTGAGTAATGGAATCGGCGGGGCGTCAGGGTCGTCTTGTAGTAGTCTCACTTGAATAGAATCGTCTTTTGAATCTTTCAATATCTGTCCCTTTTCACCGGTATAAATGAAGATACCTGGTTCAGTGTTGCCATATAATTCGCTATTCGCAACACCAACCGTATTTGTTGCTTCCAAATACAGCCCTCGTTTATTTTCATCTATCTTTTTGATATCCTGCGTGAATTTACCATATAATATACGGCGTAAGTCGAAGATATTTGTGTCGTTTTTATGTAAAGGTTTATCACCAGATTTAAGTTGAATTTGGATATAATACGGCAGCCCTTTTTCGATTAAAAAGTTTACCAGTTTTGATACTTGTTTTTCATCATTACATTCATGTTCTTCCATGCCTACGGATATATCTCCTTCGATTTCGATGCCTAATTTAAACGGTGGTTTTTTTGTGTCATTCGATTTTGGTGTTTTCTCCGTGGAAGCATCACCAGCACCAGCATCTGTTGGAGTCGTTTCAGCGGTGGTCGTGATTGGCGTTGTAGTCGTTTCAGTGGAGGAATTATTATCACTGGCGTTTAACATTGAATCTTCTTCTGAAGGTGGTTGTTTCAATTTCGGTTCGGTCATTTGAAGCACAGTTTGGGCAGCCGCAATAGCTGCCGCAGTAGCCGCAGCTTGTAATAATTCTTGCGGTATCTCCTTTCCACCAACCTGCTGGCACCTGTTTCGTTTTTCCCTACGCAACTTGCGATATTTCTCTTTCAGTTCACGTAATTCATGGTCAGATACATACTTTTTCAATGTGCGATTCATAAGTTTTGGTGTATATACAGAACCGCTTCGGCCTTTGCCACCGCTATGATGATGACGACGACGACTTTGTCTAAATGTAGCGGATGAACGATGATGCTGCTGCCTTTTCCATCTTCGAACACTCTGATGTTGTTGCTTACGTATCTTTCGTATCTTATTTCGTGATAATTTCATCCAGTTCCATATACATAATTTATATATAATATTATATATAATAGAAACATTACGTAAAAAAGAAAGATTAAATATGTCTCGTGATGCACCAGTGAATTTAACATCAGATATTATGCGAAAAGAAGACCGTGCGTGTTCATCCACGTGTAACTTCTCTTATCAATACAACACAAGCACATGTAATGTGTTCCATAAAGGTTCGCATCTACGTATTCCGTATGATAGTGGTAGCGGCGGGATTTATCCAGCGAGATATAACGGGGTAGATTACAAAGTCGAACATATCCATATTTATCAACCATCGTTACATCGCTATGACGGGGCTCTAGCCGATGCGGAAATACTCGCATATCATTCAAGCGCAGACGGGCGTAACTTAATCGTCAGCATTCCTATTAATATCGGCAACGGTGCTGGCAAGCAAAGTTCGGACATCATGAATACGATATTACAGAACCTGCCAAGTCGGTCAAGCAGCGGAGGTAAATATATTTCTGATGTGAATAATTTCAATTTAGGCAACCTTATTCCGAAAGAGGGGTTCTTCACGTATGTCGGACGCCATTTATTACCGCAGCACACCGGTGTTTATAATTACATCGTTTATCATAAAAAGGACGCGATTTTGGTGTTTCGCGATTCGTTGGCGAGTTTGACTGACTCATCGCGGGATTCTGCCATCACAAAAACCGGCCCCATCAGCGAAAATAGAATGCCGAAAAATATGTATTACTACAACAAGCGTGGGGCAAATAACGCCAAGGGCAATGGCGACATCTATATCAAATGTAATCCAACTGGGGAAGACGGCACTGTTTTATATCAGCAATCCACGAATAATGGCGAGCTAGGTAGTCTCGCAGAGTTGGACTTAAGCAAGTTTGGGTTGAGTTGGGATGCAATTTTACAAAATGATATTTTTCGAACACTTATTGGTACATTGGTCGGTCTCGTCATCGCGGCGATACTCTTCTACATGTTTCGTTTCATCTTTAATCGGATTGGCAACCGTGTGAATGCTGCGGGTCAAGTAGCGGGACAGCGTGGAGGTGGTGGTAGCAGAGGACCTTTGAATAACTTCGAGACGTATTGGTAGAAGCTAAATTTAATCATACGGTCTTTGATACATACACATACATTCGATGAGTAATTGTGTATGTATCAAGGTTTGTCTCTGTGTCTGGGTCTTGTTCTAAATCGGACCGATGTAATCAGGTTCAACTGCTCCATGAAGATCCCCAAGAACCGGCTGGAAGGAACCGCCATCCGAGAGACCCGCGTTTTCGTTGTTGGGAGATATAACCACTAAGCTATTCACCAGTTCCTCTTCAAGTGTCTTCACGGGTGCAGGATTCATCGCAGTCATGACTTCCTGCTTCTTCTGTTCTGTCGGTGAAAATGTCTCGATACCATAAACACCGGTAACGCGGCTAGACCTACGAATAAATTCATACGCTGCTAAAAATCCTAAAATACCGACAACTGGGTTCGTGCTTAAAAACAGGGTAATCGCGAGAATCACAACGATGACTTGACCCATTGTGCTTTCTGCGTATTGGGCGAGAGCAGGAGGAACGGACGGCGTGAAGACAATATACAAAATCAATAAAACAAAGATTACCATCTCATGTTGTTTTTCTTGACGCATTAGTGTGCGAAAGGTATCCATGTTGACTTCTTATATATAAAAGAGATAGAATGTTATTTATAGTAGAGAATATATATTATTACTACTATTATTATTGAATACGTTGTTGTAAAACTAATATCAAATATAATTGAAATCTCTCGAACATTCTATTTTATAACTACATACCCCAGACAAACAAACGGACTAAACAATCGACATGTCAGCACCTGCGTCGGCCGCCCCCGCGTCTTATTATGGCCCGCGTGGCTATACGCTACTCAAAGAATGCTTGGAAGTCGACGATTTGAAATTGTTGAGAGAAGAACTAACCGTCGGAGCATATGTTCCTAAAGCTCCGGTTCAACCACCTAAATTCCCGATCTACCGCGAATGCTCGAAAAAGATATATATTCCGCGGTTTTATGGAACAAAAATATACGGACCTCCAGAAGAAACGCGAATCCCGCCTGGCACGAGCGTGAGTGATTCACTCGTATTTGCTGGAGAGATGCGTGAATACCAGAATGTCATTGTTGATAAATATATTCAACAAGTAACAAAGCCAGAAAACGCAGGAATGGGCGGCGGCGGTCTGCTCGACGTGGATCCAGGAAAAGGAAAGACCGTCATGGCGCTAAATATCATCTCTCGACTTCGCATGAAAACACTCGTGATTGTTCATAAAAGCTTCCTTTTGAATCAGTGGATCGAGAGAATTCAACAGTTCTTGCCTGCCGCACGAGTTGGAATGATACAAGGTCAAATCGTAGATATCGATGATAAAGATATTGTCATTGGGATGCTTCAATCACTTTCGATGAAGGAGTATCCGAGAGATTTATTCGACACGTTTGGTCTCTCGGTCTATGACGAATGTCATCATATGTCCGCAGAAGTATTTTGCCGATGTATGATGAAAGTCGTAACTAAATATACTCTGGGATTATCTGGGACGATGGTTCGGAAAGATGGGCTTACAAAAGTATTCAAATATTTCTTGGGAGAGGTTGTTCATAAGGAGAAAAACGACACGACAAGCCATGCGGTGATTGTGAAGGGAATCCAGTATAAAGTGGATGATGCAGAGTTTAATGAAACGGAATATGACTATCGCGGCAATCCGAAATTCAGCACGATGATTTCTAAGGTATGTAATTATAACCGACGCAGCGAGTTCATTTTGGATGTGTTACAGAATGAGTTGAAGACGAACCCAGACCAACAAGTCATGATACTGGCTCATAATCGGTCGTTACTCGAGTATTTCCATGACGCGATCGAACACCGGAAAATCGCGACGGTAGGGTATTATGTGGGCGGAATGAAAGAGGCCGCACTGAAACTGAGTGAGAGCAAGAAAGTGATTATTGCGACGTATGCGATGGCGTCAGAGGGGTTGGATATCAAGACCCTCACGACGCTAATTATGGCATCCCCGAAAACAGACGTATGTCAGTCAGTGGGACGGATTCTGCGCGTAAAACACTCATCGCCTCTCGTCATCGATATTATTGACCCACAGGATGTATTCCGGAGCCAGTGGCTTAAACGCCAGACTTATTATATCAAACAGAAATACCGTATTATTATGACGGATACAGAGGGATATTATAAAAATGCATGGACGGTGAAATACCAGCCGCCGACTGCCGCCGCAAAAGAGAAGAACGTAAAGGCATCCGCCGCAAAAGAAGAATATGACGAGGAAGCAGCGATTGCGGATGCGGATATTATTGAAATCGATGAAGAGACAGGAAATCTCTCGATCACGACAGAAGTAAGTGCAAAATCGAAGATGAAATCAACCATTCCGAAGACGAATGGGAAATGCTTGATTCAGTTAGTGGAGTGAAACGGAACCAGAGTGAAACGGAACCAGAGTGAAACGGAACCAGAGTGAAACGGAACCAGAGTGAAACGGAACCAGAGTGAAACGGAACCAGAGTGAAACGGAACCAGAGTGAAACGGAACCAGAGTGAAATCGCGAGTGGTAGCGTAGCGGAACCAGATGAAATCGCGAGCGGTAGCGTAGCGTAGCGGAGTGAAACGGAATTGAGCGTTACACCACCGGATGGCAACTATTGTAAGCGGTATATGGTGCAGGATTAGCCAAGGCCGTCGTGGATGGTGTGACTTCTGTTTGAGCTCCACCAATCGAATAGGCCGCATTCGCGAAACTACCGTTGCTGCCACCTTGTTGGCTCACACGCTGCCGCATGCTCTTCATTTTTTTACAGGACTTATGCTTACATGACCTACTATGGCGACGAAACCCACCAACGCCAATAATGATATCACACTTACACTTCTTACATTTCGTCACACGACGACGACGACGAGAGACAGACGACGACTTCTTTGAATTCTTCTTTCGGCGTATAGAGCGACTACCACCGGTCGCAACCGAATTCATACCTACAGTTACTGGAGCATATGAACCACGTGCATGAGCACTATCCGAATTAGCAACACCAGGATTGAATGAATAAAACTGACTCATGCCGCCGCCGCCTTGAACGAACGCACGACCGCCTTGACCGTCATACATATTACCTGTTCCACTGTTTTGGGGGATATCTTTGCTAGACAACGCGATGCCGGAGTTATGCTCGGCGAGAGGATTTGAACGCAAATATGACATTATATTCTATGATATAATGTGATATTATTAGTATAATACTATTGGTATGAATTCACATTTACGACCGGTAATTCTTATTTGAGCGTCTGCGGCAAAAGGAACGCTTCGCACCACGAGCATACTTACAGCTTCCACGAAGTTTTCGGCTGTTACACTTCTTCTGCGACTTTGACCGACAAGGAGATGAACGCAGTCGCTCTAAATACTTCGACGGGTCCTTAATTGTAAAAGGTTTGACACGCTTGATTTTCTGCCCGCTGATGGGGGCTGACGGCTGAAGATTCATGTGGTGGTCCTTCAGCATGATTTTACGCTTGGCACCGCCGCCTTGAAGAGGTTCTTCGGGCTGCATATTTTCTAAATGATAACTGATGTATTATATATTATATACAATATATAATAAATTACAACTACGCGGCTAGCGGTCAAATAAGTCATCAACAATCAACTGAAATTCTGTTCCTGAACCCGTTCCTGAACCCGTTCCTGAACCCGTTCCTGTTGATACGGAAATCACAGGTTCAATACACGCACGTAACTCTTCTAAATGCTCGATACGTGTAATATGTCGCCGTCCATCCATCATAATACATGGCGTCGTAATACCATAATCGCGTTCAAATGGACGCACTATGTTTCGTAAGACGTAGTCAAGTGCGATTTTGTAGCTATAAATCGGCGACGACACCGACCCCCGCAGCGAACCCGAAAAATTATGGATATCAAACACGATGCCTTTCAGTATATACTTATGTTCCCATATATGTTCGAACATTTTTCGGGAATGTTCAACACCGTCATGTGATATTCTGGTATAAACCCAATACGGTGCCGACGACGACGACGATAACGAATGACGACCACGCCCGCTGATGTGAGTATCGTGTATGTTCCGCGCAATATATTCATTCCCACCAAAACGTTTATTTTCGATTGTGAGTGTGTAGTCATTCGCCGCACTACACTGTCCCGATGTTTCACACAACATAGGAATACGATGTTCGCGCATGAATGCGATGGTTTGATGCGTTGATGCGTTTGATAATGCGTAACATGGACGAATCGCCGGAAGTTGTTGTCGCCATACACGCAATACATCGGAGTGTGGTGAAAACATACGATGAAATGACATAGACGTCGAATAAGCAGGTGGTTTCATTATTGCGGTCGGTCGGTCGGTCGTTATACTAATCCGGTGTATTCCATTTATACTTGTTTCATACGATTGTGCCAATGTAAATAACGTATCTCATGTTGTTTCACTTGATGTTGCGTGATGATTTCTTTTCGTGTGGCGATTTCGACCGGAACCCACTTGCAGAATCGTTTATTAAACCGACACGTCATAATATACTCCTTTGATAGCGTAACATATTTATCGGGGTCGGTATTTTCAAAGTCGTCTTCATCTTCACTTTCCTCCATTGTATCAATACGTTCATTTTCACAAATATTACGAAAGAGTCTATTCATAAATACGCTTGTTTTGAAAGTAGGAATAAGTGCAAAATTATGAAAAATAGGATCGCTTTCGGCTTTTTGACGATTTGACGCATCCGGCATTACAAATAATTCATAGATATCGTTTTGTATATTTGGACGAACAATAAACACTGCTTGAATATTGGTAAGCATATCATCTGTCGGAGGAACAAATACCCTTTTCATGTTGGGTGTGGGTGGTGGTGGCGATAGCGTCGGTCGCAGGCTGATGGATTGATGAGCCGAGACTGGTGCCGAGACTGGTGCCGAGACTGGATATTGTTGTTGTTGTTGTTGTTTGATAGGCATGGGCCGCGTTGAATAATTAACGCTGTCGCTTCCGCCGCGAATCAATATCTGGAATATTTGAGTCGTTCGAAGCGAACGATATTGGATAGAAAATACATCATATGGAAGATTCGCCGCAATATATTCAGCGTCTTGTTCAGTATTACATAACACAGGCAATCCGAATATTACACTATTTTCCTTTGTATAAGACACCTGACGAATATTATTTTCGTGGAATAATTCTTCGCATAGTGCGATATGTTGAAGACCAGACAGAGGTGGAATTGGATTACCTTTATACCAATAAATCGTATGAATTGAAAATAAGGGTGACGCTGTTGTAGGGTTATGAAACATCACGCCACCGAATACTGTGCCATATACAAGTTCGCGGCCAAAACATGCATCATACATTGTAACTTTTCCGGGATACCATCCGTTTTCTTGATAAAATTTACGGATAAATGGACGGTCGTTCTCCGTCGCGAAGCCACTGTCGCCGCCGCCGCCGCCGCCGCCATTTCGCCGGTCTTCGCGATAGTTCACTCGTTGAATATCAATAATCACTAATATTCGCTTACGACGCCATTCGGTAGCCCATGCGAAACATCGTTTGCCCTTCGGAAGAATAAAATATTTATAATGACTTGGATTTTTGGCCACAGCATATTGTGTGTCGTTCTTATGAATAGACACTTCATAAGAAAGTCTCGTAATCGGAAAGTTCGATAGTAATTCGTCAGATTCCGTTCGATATAATATACGTGCGGACGGTTTATTCTCTTCATTACGCCGGTGACATTCATTCCCATACTGTCGTGACCGATTGTAGTTATGGTATGATGATGTCATTCGTCTTAACGGAATGGAAATGTATATGGAGCGTGTATTTGTTATATATCACGTTATGTCTTTAACTCGTTTCATAACTTGCACGGAATAACGAGTCTGTATTTGATTTTGATTTTAATCCGATACCACGTAAAAATTCCTTCAAATCTGTTTTCATCGTATTATGTTCATCGCCGAGATGTATAGATTCATTGTTTTTCGGTAAAAGACCAAGTTCTGATTCGTCGGCACCTCCAATTTCGGGAAAATCTCCTAAACCCCGTCGTTTTTGCGAAACACGGTTGTCTAAATTCTTGTTGATTGTATCAAATAATGACTTATATTTCTCCTTTGGACAATGGATAAGGTCTTTCACTTTTGGTGCGGTTAGAGTTGTTTCAAAATAGAGGTATAAATAATGTATAACTACGATAAGGGTTATCGAAAAAAGTATATTTTGAATTAACCACAACATTACGAATAGGTTATATTGTATTCATGTGTATATTACGAACATAATTTGAAGTGGTCGATAAACGATATAATATCATCTTTACATGTTTTCGTGATTTTATCCTTGTTATTTTGAATAATTCCGTTTTCTGTAATAAAATAAAAATCGACCACTTTTGTTTCATTTTCATTCATCATAAATACAAAAGACGTCATGGCCTTCGGATGTAATTTTACAACTATTTTTATGTATTGATTTACGATATGGTTAGGGGAAATATGCCAAGACGTCGCGGTTTCAGCGGCGGAATTATGATTCGTAAATTTATAAAAGCTCTCATCTACCAATAATGGCACTATGAATGACTTATTTGAATTCATACCTGGTTCGTCAGAATCCGAGACGACTGAGAGTTCGACGGTTGTTATTTCACCATCAACCGGTATTCGTTCCAAAAGAGTCGTCGGTGCTGGTGCTTGCACTCGACCAGTCGCACGTCTTATTTCATATATTGCATCTTCACTTACTATCAAGTGCTCTCGTTTTTTATATACGAAAAACAGTTCTGTTCCTTTCGGACGTAAACGCCCTTTTTCGATGATTGCGTGAATTTTGGCATACATCTTGTTCATCTCGTCCAATGTTATATCAAGCATGAAAATACGCGGTTCAGATTGTTGGTGTGTTTGTATAGAATGAGTAACTGTTTGATTACGATAAATTGTGCTTAATCCGGATATCATCGTAGCTTGTCGTGCATTTTGATTTTTTCGCTGATGTCGAATCGTGCTAGCCATACTCGTCGTTATATATACCGCATGTTGTATGTTTATATCTGTATCATCGCCTATAAAGAGCATCACCCATAAACAATATAGAAATATAACGATAGTATTATACACCCACGTCGTCGGCATCAACTGCGTCATTATACACCTCTCAATCGAACGAATTACACAATGTCCATCAAAAAATCATCGAAAAAGAGCACTACAACAATCGTGATTATTTCAAAAACCGGCACATTGTCAGAAGCTGCGGTCGAACCGCCAAGTGACGAAACAACAATAGAAGAACTGTCATTATTACTCTCCAAAAAATGTGCGTATCGCAATCCGGATGGTTTCAGTTGTTATCATACTTATAAATACAAGAATAAGAAGAAATTCAGTTTCAATATTGATAATGAAGAACTCACCCCGAAATACATATACATTGATGTTTGGGCGAAAACGGATGGACGTGCAGGGAATGAAAACAAATATGAAATGCCTCCACCTATTGATGAACTTATTATTTACGGAAATATCGCTCTTGTCGCTCGAATGGATAAGGAACACGCTATTAATTTAACTATAGATATATGGAATGTCATATACGAACGATTGTTCGGAGGGTTTGAAGACCTTGCGGCAACCGCCGTCGAAGACGAGAATGAAATCGATGAATTAGATTTGATACCTGCTTATAAAAAAACCATAAACGGATATTTGAAAGATGGGTTTGTGGTAGATGATGACCGCGATGAACTTATTGGACGTAAAAGTCGGAAATCTAAAACAATCGGAGGAAAAAAAAACAAATCAGAATCAACGGAAAGCGAGTTTGTTACGGAAACAGATACAGAATCCGGAACACTTCCTTCCGAATCACCACACGAGTCCGAAGCCGATTCCGATTCCGAGGCTGAGGCTGAGGCTATAAAGAACGTAGTAAAAAAGACAAATGTGAAGATTTCATCAAAGAAAAAGCCGGCGGCGGCGGCGGCGGCGGCACCTGCATCGACAACAAGTAAAAAAACTACAAAGAGAATGAACAAAAGTATAGAAGAACCTCCTGTTGAACAAGAGAGTGAAAAGGAATTAAGCGAAGAAGAATACCTATAAAAAATTGAATAAAGAAATCTAATCTACATTATACAATACAAGATGTCAAATATCGAGAGTATTGCTTATCCCGACCAGTTTCGTGCCGAAATTCGAAAGCGTATTGCTTCTCTATTGAAGAGTGATAGCATTGACGATGCTACGGGACATCCCGAGGCGGGTAATGATATAGAAACCTTCTCCGCGAATATAGAGAAAGGTATATTCAACTGGACGATACAACATGCATCAAAGAACAATATTGTAAAAAAGTGGTCGAACACGTTTTTTGTAACGCTGTATATCGACCGCCTACGTTCCGTGTATATCAATTTGAAGAAACCGGATGTGTTAAGCGCAGTTCTCTCGGCCAATATCAAATCACAAGATATCGCGTTCATGACGCATCAAGAGATTTGCCCTGAGAAATGGAAAAAGCTTATCGATGACAAGAAAATACGCGATAAGCAAAAGTATGAACCAAATATCGAGGCTTCAACTGACAACTTCACGTGTAACAAGTGTAAATCCAAGAAATGCACGTATTATCAGCTTCAAACACGTTCGGCGGATGAACCAATGACGACATTCGTGACATGCTTGGAATGTGGAAAGAGGTGGAAGTGCTAATGTCTTGGGGACGGGCTGACGGGCTGACAGAAAATATATAATAAATGCATATTATATCGGTATAGTAAAAAGATGGCGACAAACAATTTTTTTACTATATTACAAAACTACATCAAATCTTGTTGGTGTAGTAGTGACGGTTGTTGCATTATGGAGAAAGAAGGGGGTGGTATCGGCATCGGCATCGGCATGGGAGACGGAAGTCCTTATTCTATTGATAACTTTTCAAACTCTGACACACCAATGACGAAGTCATCATCAGATTCTTCTATCGATAGCATTTACAAACGACCCAATTTCAAGCCGTATATTGGTATAATACCAGCGAATTATTACACAGAATAAGAATAAAATTGAAGTTACTCACAATCACCACTACCATTATCAACTCCAAACAATGCGACCTCTCCGACTTGTTCATCCAACCGACTTGAAGGTCGGAAAAACATACCTCATCCAAGAAAAAAGGCCAGAATATGCCCACCTTAAAAGCAAAGGCGTATTCGTAAAAAATGATTATCCAGCTTTGCCGCATTATTGCACGATAAGCCACTTCACGAATGTTCAGACTAAAAGAAGCAGTAGTGCCAACATGAAACAATCCGCCACTGGCTGTCTCAGACTTCAAGACTTTTACTGGAATTATTATGAAGCCGATGCGGTGGAACGAGCCTACATTAGAGAAGCTCTTTACGTCATTACAGGCGACTCTGACTTTATATTTGACAACTACTGAGATTACAATATCTCTAAATCTTGGACCCGCCAGTATTCAGAACCTCCATTTGGTAAAGGTCGGCGAATGATAAATGGTGTCTTCTTCTGCTCTAATTCTTTGACAGCAATCAGATATCCATCAATGACTGTAGAATCGATTTTGATGAATGCGGGCGAACCTTCGTTCAGTTGTTTAGCACGCTGACCCAATATCCTCGTTTTTTCATACTTTGTCATAATCGGAATAGTGCGATGTAAGTCATCCACGATGACACCTGCATTATTGCGGACGACCCGTGCGAGTGTTTGAATTTCGTCATAGTTATGTGACATCGACTCTGGATGATATGTGTCGATGTAGCTTTCATGAACACTCCTTTTTAGTTTCTGAAAATATTCTATATCTTCATCCGAACTTTCGTCTTCGTCGTCGTCGTCATCGAACTGAATTCCATGAGGAACGCCGAGTAATGTCATATCATCTTCCATATTTCTTTTACGTCCAGACGTGGGTGCCGCCGCCGCCGCACGTTTTTTCTTATTCTTCGCTACTGCCACCGTATCATCATCTTCATCTCCTTGACCACCATCATCGCCTTCATCTCCACTATCATCAGCACCTGCTCTTGCTCCTGTGCCCGCTCCCGTTCCCGTTGCCGCTCCTGTGTCATCTTCGCTTTCATCTTCTTCATCGGATGTAAGCGTTCCAGCAGTCGTTGAATTGTCATCATCCGTTTCTTCGTTTATTTCCGAACCGGCGGCACCAGATTCCGCATCAGAATCATCATCTTGAATTACTGGGGCGTCTTCGTTTTCAGAATCGGCGTCGGCAGCTGCTTCACCGTGCAACAACTGTTTTTTAGGCAAACTCGGAATTCCACTCGACATCATAAAGTGTATATATATATTATTCACACTTTATTATGTTTCAATTTATTGTTGTTCTGTATTCCACACTTTGTCGCATTTCGCACATAAATATACATACTTGAGATTCATATCATCATAACGGACGTAAATGATTTCATTTTTCGATTTCTTCTTTTCGCCCACACTGCCGGTATTACTTGGACATTCGTCGTTGGGACAGCGAATCGTGTGGATGCGAGGCAACGTCGGGTCGAACTTCGTATATTTATTTATGACCTGAGAGAATGATTGTTGTGTCGTAGTATGTTTTATATTGATTTTCGATACACAAATATTATCCGCTGCAATCGTATCGTCGATATGTCCGCAGTTTCGACAGTAATATTGAAGTTCATTTTCAGGAGTAATACTGATATAATACATGTTTGCACAAACTGAACAGAAATGCATCTCTTAAATTTCGAGAACCGACACTATGTATATTGTAGATACATTTATTTAATTTCAATTTAAGGCCAATCGAATGTATAAAATACTTTTATTATTTTGCGGTGATATTGCCAACCACTATGTCGTAATCCTTCATAACTGTATCATAATCTATCGTGGTATGTATTCCACCATACAATCCTACGAATATTGATTTACGTTCTGGATAACGTTTCAGGCGTTCCGCCAAAATCTCTCGAATACGGTCTTTATTCTCTCGAAACGTGTTATCCATAAACTCTTTGAAGTCTGGGACAAGCACCGGCTCTATCGCAACATGTGTCGTAAGTTCTTTCATTAATGTCAAGCATGCGAATTTGTAATTATAGTATTCGACCATCAAGTGATACGGCACAAAATCGCTGTGTTCTTTACGAATACCAGGTTCATGAAGAAGAGGTTGTTTGTCTAGCAACGACTGAAACGTCATTAAAACGGTTCGAATATTCTGACACCCCGACCATTGTTCGCCTCGCCATGTATTTACAATCGAAACACATACCCTCTTATTGGCATAAAAATTGGGATGGAACCGTATATTTCCGGTATTTGTAATAAAACTTACCACTGGCGGTGAATGCGGATAATTCGTTGGGAACTTAAAGACATAGAAATAGTAGCCGCCGAAATAAAGGGTGTCGGCTGGGCCAACAATACACGCATACCCGGTAAGCATATCCGTTTCACTATGGCGATAGATAATACCGCATTCTCGTAGAGTTGGGTCGGTCATTACGTCGCGAATATCGCGAAGAAGGCGTGTGACTGTTTCTTTGGGAATCGCAACTTTGGCGGTGGTTTCGTCAGTCATCGCGGGAGTGAGTGTAGGCGTAGGCACAATTTACAGTTATCACCGCGATTGTTTTTATGTGTTTTTTATGGTCGGCGTGTCCTTTTCAATTGCCACGCTCTTCGCTACTTTACGTATCACCCTATCAATATTCCCCTCCTTTTCTCCGTCAGTTACAATCTTGGACATTTTGATGTATTTGTTATTCTCTCGGGTGTTGCTATTCAGGCATTGCGGGTTGGCTTTTGCCCATTCATTCACAAGCACCACGTTCTTATGCTCCACCGCAAGAACCGCATTTGTCATTTTTGCGTGGTCAGGTCCATCGCGTTCCCATAGGTTGTTCTCCTTCACGTATAAGGTTTCGCGCTTTACGTCACTACAATGAACGGGTCGTTTGTATAAATCTGTTTTTTGGAGATTATCGATGAAGATATTCGACATGCCCTCCACATAGCCAAGCCGATTCATATTTTCCATGTCAGTCATGTTCAACTGAATAGAATTCACAAAGTCCTTCATGTTCATCGCATCTTTACACTTTTCGTTAAGAAACATATTCATGTTGAATGTGTTGTTGTTGCTATTGTTGGTAT